TTCGCCGGTCCCCATCAGCTTACAGCGAGTCACAGACGCACCAGACGCCAACGCACGTGTTCACGCTCCACGGAAAAGAGTAGCAATGCACAGTCCGCGAACCAACGTGAACCCCGTCGCTCCAGCCGCCACCGCCAAGGAGCGCGTGCAAACCTGTGTTGTTGGCCATGTAAAGCTGGCCAACTTTCTGTCCGCTCATAACGTCATACCAGTTCCATGCTGATACGGTAGGGTCGTGAATGAACTCATCAAGCCACTTCCATACGTTTCCAACAAGGTCGCGAACATTCGTTGCGGAAACTGCGTTCTTTACATTTCCGCAGGCGGTTCTTGCCGTATTGGAAGTTGCGGACCATGCGTAGGTGTTGTTACCATCTTCGCCCTGTGGAGAACCGTATGCACCTTTGCAGAACTCAGCGTAGGTTGGAAGTCTCTTTCCTACTCTCATAGCTCTTTCATTGGCGATATACCAGTTTAATCCCTCTGTTCCAGTAATCGGCACAACACCCTTTTTGCTCTGCAAACCACTGGCACCATTGTCGGATGAAAGATAGATGTCTCCCCAGAACGGTCCGATATAAACCATTCCGGTAGGATCACAAGTAGGTCTATGGAGAAGAGTCCATACAGAGTTAGGAACAATCCCCTCTGTTACGTTTGTTTCCCATCCACTTCCGAGTGCTGCCCCGGATGCGCTGATCGGAATACCGGAACTATTTGTTTTTCTGACTACACCGTAATGGAAGCCACCGATTTTTCTTGATGTAACTGCTGTATAACCGTTTGGATATGTCGTATTAAGGGAAATACGATACTGTTCGGATGCAAAGTTGGTTGCGTCTCCGCCGGTGGGATCGCAGATATAAATGCAGTAATCTTTTCCGACTTCAAATTTTGAAGCCGTTCCGTCCAGATTGCTTGCTGTGAGTGTGGTCTTTTCTGTCTTGAAAACAGAATTTCCTACTGCAATCAGAACTCCGGCGATTACAGTAAGTGTTCCGCTCTCCATGCGGATGAATTTCTTATCTGATGCCACCACATCAGACATGAGGGCAAGTTTGGGAGTGGTTATTTTTGCAATATCGTTCTCCATTGCCTCATCATAACCGTAGAATTTACTCATTAGCCAATTCCTCCTTGATCTGATTCAGTTCTTCGGCTGTCATGCCGAGACTGTCATAAATTGTGTAAGGTGCGGTAACTGCAATTTCCGTGGCTTCGGTAGAAACCATAGCGGAAGTGGAGATAATGGTTGTTTCCAACTGGGTATCTCCAGTGTGCTCATCCGGTTCTCCCTCTTCGTGTGTAACATTCGTGATGTTCACAGTCTTGTTGCCAACGATTGCCTTTGTTCCGGCCTTTGCCTCTGCACAATAGTTGATAGTTACTGTTTTCTTATCCTCTCCTACCGCAAGGATAGGGCAGTGAAGATAATTCATGTTTTCGAGATCTTCGATGGCTTCTAACAGATCCTTTGCCGCAAATGCGCCATCGTCTACGAGGGTTTTACAGTTTCTAATGTCCTCGGCGGTTGCAAGTCTCTTAGGGAAATCTCTCATTGTGTCTACCTCCGTTATTTATTTACATAGGCTCCTACAAAACCATCGACAAACGCCAATCCGTTGCCGTCTATGATTCTGAAAGTCTTATGTGTCATAAGATCCACATTGCTGATAGAAAATGTTTTCGGGGCAACCATATAGTTGTCGTTCGCAATGATTATTGTGTACTCTCCTGCCTCTGTGAGATACAAAGGCTGAGTATAATCTGTAACAGTATATTTGTTACCGGATGTTACATTTTGAACAGTTATTGCAGCAGCAGTTCCAACGGTATCGTTGAAATGTATCTTCACTGCAAGGTTTCTAATGTGGGTTTCCACATCGTTGATTTCATTCTGCAATTTTCCGGCTGCATCCGCTGACAACTGATCTTTAATCATTGAAAACCATTGATTAAACAATATTTCCTGATTGTTCTCAAACGTTGTCATTTCAGATGTGTAGTCTTTCTTTAACTGCACAACATCCGCATTTGCCGTTGCTTGCAAATTGTCGAGAAAGATATTGAATGAGTCGAGATCCAGATTTGCTCTCTTGTCAAACTCAACTTTCTGGTTCTCAAAAAACTCTGTGAATACCTCATACAAATCTGTTCCGTTTTCCAATGCTGCCATGATTGCATTGACGGCTGTATTGATGCGGTTGGCATCATACGCACCGAAAAACGATTCATCATACACCGTATACTGGGTCACATCTTTTACGGAATAACTGCCGTCCCCATTATCAATAGGTATGAACTTCCGCAGACCGGACCATACGGCATCCTTGTAGTCTGTCTTTAATCGTTCCCACGCCACTTAGAACGCCTCCCTCCTTATGCCAAAGTTAAAGGTAAGCATCTGCCGACCTCTGTATTGGTTTAATAACTGATTGAATAAATCCAAAATCAGGCTTTCAATGCGGTTGAGTTCGTTGAAATCAAAAATCTTTCCATTTGCTGTGTATAAGGGATTCTCCCCTATGTCCGGCTTAAATGTGTTTTCAGCTATGAGCTTAATGTTTTCTTCCAACTGATTTATCTCATCCGCATAAAAATACTGGTCTTTGCTCCTATCGTCTCCCAGATCATTTATGGAAAACTCCTGGTACATTGCCACGGCTATCTCTCTGAGATATGCGAGGTTGTTCTTTATCCGGTTGAAATCCTCCGTGTTGAACCGGTCTCCGTGATAAATCCCCTCATCGTCTGTGTAACCGTACCAATCTGTTTTTGGAGTGGTCCAGGAACCCGAGATAGAAATAACCATTGTTTCCGTTGTACTATTCCCGGCAGAATCCGTTGCCGTCAATACGGCTACATGATCCTTTTCCGAACCATCTATGCTTGCGGAGGCTTTATATACGGTTCCGATAGAGTGCTGAAAATTCAGTTCTTTATCGTCAAGTGTTCCTGTGACATTTGCTATATCAGCCATTATTCATCGCCTCCTATCCTTTGGTGTAATTGCCAACGTATGCCAGTGGCAATTTATCAGGAATTTCCTTGTCTGATATATTGACATAGGAGCCAACATAATTGCCGACAAATGCAACGTCTTTCAGTTCCTCAATGGAAACTGAGATTGTGTATTTCCCTTTTGCCTGCACGGGGTTTGGACTTATCGTAACATCCCTTACCAATATGTTAGCTGCCATGCCGCACCGCCTAATCTGTTACCGAAACAGAAATTACATAGGTTGCTCCGACATCTGCCGGGTTCGGTGCCAATGAAACATCTGAGATAACCGGTGCTTTTGTATCGAGGGTTACTGTTCTTGTGACGGTCGTTGTTCTTCCGGCTCCGTCCTTTGCCACAATGGTAATGGTGTTTGAACCGTCTTTCAGGGTTATATCCTTTGAGAAAGTACCATCATCATATACGGTCACTGCACTGCCGTTGATTGTCAGTGTAACCGGGCTTGATGTTGCATCGTTGGTCGTTCCGGCAACCGTTACCGTGGTCTTATTAGTGATGAGCTTGTCTACCGGACTTGTAACTGATAACTCAGGCGGCACAGTATCGATCTTGAACGAAACGCTCTTCTGGGTAGCTGCGTTTCCGTCATAGTCGGATGCTTTCACAACAACGGTGTGTGAACCGTCTGAAAGTGCTGTGGACGGTTTATAACTACACGAATAACCAGATGTTGTCTTTGTTTTTGTGATTCCAGATATTTCAGAACCATCAATAAGCAGTTTGATTGTATCTGGATTGACGCCAGAATCATCATCTGTGACGGTAAATGAAATTGTCGGCTGATTACTTGTAAGTAACTGTGATGCTGTCGGAGAAGAGATTGTAATAACTGGTGCTGTTTTCTCTTTTACCGTAAGCCTCAGCTTGCTTCCGAGTGTGGCATCCGACTGGTTTACGGTAGTCGTGTTGCCTGCCTCATCCTTGGCGATGATCTGCACTCCGTAATAATGTCCCGACTGATTGTATGAGGACTTTGCCGGAGCTGTAAGCGTAGCCTTGTAAGTCTTTGATTTGCTGTCGTATGTGAGTGTGGTAGTCACACCGTTTACGATAGCCTGTACGGATTTAATAGCCATTCATTTTCATCTTCCTTTCTGTTCTTATTTTTCTGATACCCTACGGGCAATTTCTTTTCCAGATAAACTCTGTGAGAAATTAACAATGTGGCGGTAGATATTTACCTTTAATCCTGGGCGGTATGCGTTCTCCTGATAAACAATGTCGTTCGCATCAATCTCAGGATTTCCACGGGTATTGTATTCGTACTCAATACCGGCGTTGTAATAATCCCCAAGCCAGTCTGCTAAGTGGTTTGCCGTTTCCATATCGCTTACCAGAGGATTTTTCCATGTTATGGTCTTTCCTCTACTATTGAGCGTTTTTACGGCATACTGCTCAACAATGTTGTATCTGTGTCCTATAATTTCAAACTGGTACTTGCCAGTAATCAGAAACTTAACTGTTACATAGTAATCTCCACTTTCTATGATGCTGACGTTCGATGCTGAGGAATTGAATGTAGCTCTGCATCCATAAGTCGGATCTCCGAGATAATACGTCTGAATATCTCCCTTTACTGCCTCCGTCTCTTCACTGATAAGAGTTTCTTCCGCAGTTCCTTTCTGGTAGGAATAGCATGGTACTCTGACCGCCTTGACAAGCTCCTGTTTGATTGATTTTGGAGAAGAGGTCATATCCTGCCTTTCCATCGTAAAATCCGTTATATCGCCAAATGAGAAGTAATCAACGACTATGCGGTTGAATGGCTCTTTTGTCTTTGTGAACTCAATCTCCATCAAATCAAAATCATCAAAATCGTGCTGCACTATCAGCCTCTTTGTAATGTCCGAATTTACCTCATACTCATCCACCTTTTTGCCGTCATTGAAAGTCCTGAATATAATTCCGTCCGGCAGTGTAGAACCGAACATCAACTGCAAACCATAGTACATGCAGGCGGTTTCCTGAGTGATGTAGATAATCGGATTTTCTTCAAACAGGCAATCCTTATTGGACTGCTGTAATGAAATATATCCGGTGTACTTATCTGCCTTACTCTGGTTCTCCGGGAGATAATACATTTCTGCATTTACAGTGGTGTAGTTGTGTGCAAATGAAGCGTACTCCTGTTTTGCAGTCTCACTCTTTATATTCCGAACATGGGAATACTCTGTCTCTCCGTTGCACGTTATGTCGTACTCCGGTGCGAATGAGGATTTAATTTGTGGTCTGCCGTACCGGTTCTGTGAAAGAACACATCTGCAGGCATTAGCGATAATCTGTAAGGCCTCTTTGTGTTTAACTCTCGGTATGGGGTTTTTTGTGGTTGACTTTTTGAGGTACGGATCAATGTAGTATTCCTCAATTCCGGCATCCTGAAAAACCAACTCTGCTGCATGGTAATATGTGATTCCTGCCGGAGCATAGCAGCCTTTGTAATATTCCTCGTCCATGTTTCTGAAAAGATCCTGACACCTTATCGTTGCCGAGTAATCATCACTTTCCCATGCACTACACTGTAACTTTGCCCCTCTTATCCATTCGATAGTGTCTGAGTTCGGCAACTGATAACCGTACCAGACATACATCTCCTGCCCTGTCTCCAAGAAGTTAATTGCTGAGTTTGGATTGTCTACATTGAAATACTGATCGTAGTTCTGCAGCTTAACCATGAAATCTATCTGTGGGACATCCTCGCAAATTGGGGATATGTAGCTGTCTAATTTAGAATCCATAATATCGTCATTGTAATAAACAAGACCGTAGCCTAACTGAATTGAATAAATCCTCAGTCTGGAATATGGATTTTTCATCTTATAGAAGATGAATTTTATATATGTGGTATTCTCTAACACCTGTTCTGTACTGAACTCTGACTGATCGTTGTCAACAATCTCTATCCTCTGTCCGCTACTCGTGAGTATGTCGAACCGAGCAGGATAAACCTCTCCAAAATTGATAGTCAGTCCTTTAATGTCCGTTGCTACAACATTCAGTTCGATAAGCAGCTCATATCCGCTTGCCGGAATCAGAGGTTTGCTTACCAAACCGGTGTCGTAGTAGTTCCCGGAAGTATTCTCTCTTGGAAGAAAATACATAGAGCCGTCTACCTTTGTGAAATCCTGCTCCAATGTGGCATATACGGTTGTCTCTTTTCGCTGACCGAATAAACCGGTCTGCTTTGAATAGTAGGCAAAGTTGTTACCCATGACGGTTGCATTGGCCTGTGCTTCCTGATTTACCAGACCGAATGAAATCATCATATATGATCGCTCTCTCAGAGAGCTTTTCATGCTTGCCTTGTATTCATTTGATACTTTCTGCATACCATCACTCTCCGCAATCAATAAGGTTTACTTTGCAACTCTGATAGGTAATTGGATTTCCGTCTGAATCTATCCAGTACGGTTCCGCCGTTCTATCTCCGGGGTACATCTTAATCGTGATTTTCTTCATTGTTACCGGATCCGGGAACGTGACATATACGAAAAATGCACTCAGCACAGTAAGCATCCGGCTCCATTCTGCTGCTGTAAGCCACGGCCATTCGAGGGTGTCGAGTTTGTACTGATCCCGACCAACCCTCTGCCCTACGACCGTGCCGTTGGCATTTCTTCCGGCATCCACCATAGTAGATACTGTTGGTTTTGCCCCACGTTTCGGAGGTGGGAAGTCATAACCATTAACTGATATATAAGCCATTCCCTATCCCTCCTTTACGCTCCTTGGAAGCTGTAACCGTTCGCATTACGCTGTGTGGTTACTGCATCCGTTACTGTCTTGCCGCCAATCTCAACAATCGTCTGTTCTTTCTTGTCGGCCTGTGTCTTTGTGTTTCTTGAAATATCATTCACAGCGGTTGTGATACCCAGATCATCTAAGGCCTCTTTTATAGCGTCTTTCAGGCCGCCTCCGGAATTGAGGGTAGCCTGTACAGTTCCTCGTGTGGAAACCTCTCTCGTAACTCTCTGCACAATGGCTTCATTCGTGAAATCACTGCCGTAGTTGTTCTGGTAATCTTTCAATGCAGCATTGTCGATTTTCAGACGTGTGCCGAGGTTCACTTCCATGTTTGAGAACGAATCCGTCCAGGATGTTACAAATCCTTTTGTTTTCGCTCCCTCTTTTTCGATTCCCTCGTTATATCCCTCTACGGAATACACACCTAACTGCCGGAATACCCTTGACGGAGAGTTTATATCCAACTTGTCCTTGAACCATGAGATAATACTGCTGCCCCATGATTCAATGTTGTTCTTGCAGGTGGAATACAGATTTCCTATACCGTTCTTAAAACCATCTACCACATTTTTTGCAATGTCATACCACTTGTCATAAGAACAGGTATTTGTGAACCACGTTTTTACATTAGAAGCCCATGTTGTAATGTTGCTCTTACAAGTCGTATAACTGTTTCCGATTTTCGTTTTGAAGCCGGAAATAATATTCTCTGCATAGGTGCTCCACTTAGAGCTATTGATGCCTCCAAAACCACTATCAGAGAACCACGTTTTGAGGTTTGAAGCCCATGTTGTGATATTGCTTTTCGTATCTGTGTACGACAGTCCTATTTTGTTCCTGAAACCAGTTATGATATTTCCTGCATAAGTGGTCCATGTGGCATTGTTGATATTTCCGAATGAAGATCCAGAAAACCAATCTTTCAGGCTACTCGCCCAAGTAGTAATGTTGTTCTTTGTGGTGGTATAGGTGTTTCCAACCTTTTCCCGGAAGCCGGAAATGATATTATTTGCGTAGGTCTGCCAAGTATTGCTATTGATGTTTCCAAAGCCGCTGCTCGTATACCATTCCTTAACTTTGCTCGCCCAGGTTGTGATGTTATCTTTTGTGGTGGTGTATGTGTTACCCACCTTTGTTTTGAAACCAGTGATAATATCATTTGCGTAGGTGGTCCATGTACCGTTATTCACTCCGCCGAATGAAGAACTATTAAACCATTCCTTTGCCTTTGATGCCCATGTGGTAATGTTGTCCTTGGTCTGTGTATAGGCATTTCCCACTTTTGTCTTGAAACCGGAGATAATGTCATTTGCATATCCAGTCCATGTTTCCACGTTGACCCCACCAAATGATGAATTGTTGAACCACTCTTTAGCCTTAGTAGCCCAAGTCGTGATGCTGTCTTTCGTGGTGGTATAAGCATTGCCTATCTTGTCCTTAAAGCCGATTATGATGTTCTGACCGTGGGTTTCCCAAGTCTCTTTGCAAATCTTTCCAAAACTCGTACCCGAGAACCAGTCATTGACCTTTCCGGCCCACTCCGTAACTTTTGCTTGGCAGTCTGAGAATTTCTTTCCGATGCCTCCATTGAAAGCAGTGACAAGATTGCTTCCAAGTGTGCTGAATACGGTTGAATCGGATGAACCACCTATGCCAAATATTCCTTTGACAACATCTGTCACATTTCCGAAACAACTCAACGCTGTCTGCAATGGTGCCGGCAAAAGGGATTTAGATATTCCACCAAGCAAGCCACTGACTATTTTCTCTCCGACAGTATTTATTTCTCCATCATCAGATCCAATTCCAAACTTCTTTGATATTCCCTCTACAACGCTTGTTTTCAGTTCATTCCAAATGGCGGTCCATGATACCCATTTGAACAAATTCTTGAACGTCCACTTGGCTGCAAATACCTTAAAGACTGTTTTGAGAATTGTGTCCCAGTCAATCTCGGACATTGCTGTTCCTACACCCTTTAGAAGTTCGTACCAATCTACCTCATCTATCAAAGTGTTAATCAGTGTGCATACACCAGTGATGAGGGAATTGATTGTACCTCCTGCATCTTTCCAGTTGATGGTTTTTACGGCTTTGTTAATTGCACTCGCAAAGTCACTACCGATTTTCTTGAAATCAATCTTTGCAAGGAATTTTCCAATACCACTGAAAAGTGTCTTGATGCTGTTTCCGAGTGTCGTTCCGACAAGTTCCCAGTCAATGTTTGTGATTGCCGTATTGAGGTTTGAACCAAGTCCAGAACAGAAACTATCGAAGCCGTCCTTAACTGTTTTCCAGTCGATGTTTTTCAGTGCCGTATTGACACCGCTTGCAAAGTTCTTTGCGATGTCCGTCCACGGAAACGTCTTTGAGAAATTCAGTACGGCGGTAAATACCCCGTTCACGAAACCGGCAAATGTTTCTCCGATTCCGTCATAGTCAATTCCGGCGATCGCATTGCCGAGAAGATTTCCGATTGCAGTTCCAAGTGAAGCCCAGTCCAACCCTTTGACAAATGTTTTTGCAAAAGTGATTGCTGAGTTTATCGTATTGGAAATTGCAGTGCCGATTTTCTTCCAAAGGTCCTCTGTCTGCAGGGCAGCGTTGATTGCATCAACAATGCCTTGTGCCAACCCCTTTGCAGTCTTATTTATCAGAGTCCAATCCAGAGTATCTAATGCACCTATGATAAGATCCGCAATGGCTGTTCCAAGACTGCTCCAGTGGAAGTTCTCAACGAATGAATCAACAAACTCAAACGCTGAGTTGATTGCCTGTGCTATGGTTACTCCGATTTCTGTAAATAATCCCGGGGTTTCAAGGAAACCATTCAGGAATGTGGCGATACTCTTGGCGATCTTTCTCAGTGTTGCCTTAATTCCATCCCACGGAATGTTTTCGAGAGCTTCTTTTAGCTTCTCTCCGAACATTCTTCCTATCTCTGTGAAATCAGCATCCGCCCATGCGTCCTTAACCATTTCCGCAAGGTCTTTGTACTTATCAGCTACCGCATCTGTCTCATATCCGCTTCCATCAGCTCCGCTGTTGCTGCCGCTGCCGCTTTTATCGTCACTCAGGATATTAAGCTCATCTATGCCGGTGGTAAGGTTCTTTGCCGCCTTTGCTGCGCTATTTAAGGAATCTGTATAATCTTTGTTCTGTCGTATTGCCTTGGTGTAGAACTTCTTGCCTGTAAGTGCTGAGAAGAACTGTGCCAACGCGTTTGTTGCTGCAACGAGCTTCTGAATCAGATAATCCAGAATTGGAGTAACCACATTCAGGATTGGTTCAAATGCAGTTGTCAGTGATGCTCCAAGCTGACGTAAATCGTTATAAAGAAGATTTACGTTTTTGTGAAACTCTGTTCCGGCTCTTTTTGAATAAATAACAAGGTTGTCGAATCCTGTTTTTACGAGTTCAAATAGGTGTGTAAACATTGAGCGCAGTAACATGAATGTTCCAAGTCGGAGGATGGAACCCAGTTTCTTTGCAAACGCTCCACTCTGTTTTTCAGAAAAACCAAGGCTCTCTCTGATACGCTTTTTGAGTTCCTTGAATTTGTTTATAATTGCAGCAATCCCAGAACGGATTTTATTCACTACCGTTTTCACGGCAGAAATTATTTTTTGCACCTCATTCTTTACGGCATTTGCTACCTGTCTTACGGCATTGATAATGGCAGTGAGTATTGTCAGTATGATACCGATAATAGGAATTGCCGACTGTACTGCTTCCAATCCAACTGCCATAGACTGGAATCCGGCATTTGCCGCCATGCCCCCGGTTTCAATGGCCGGAAGAATTGATGCAATTCCACTTAATATAGAAGAAAAAGTTCCAAGTCCGCATTTCTGTGCGGCATCCCCTATGGACTTAATGGACTTTGCCACATCCTCCATATTCTTAGGAGACTGTGAAACCGTTTCCTTGAACTGCTTAAACTGTTCCTGAGCCTGTCTGAGACCATTCACAGCTTCCTCATACTGACCGGTATCAAACCGTATCTTCCCACTCTCCATACCGCTAACAGTGGCTTTGTACTTATTGATCTGGTCTATGAGTTCCTGAATACGTCTATTAGCCGGATTTGTGTTTGCCTGATTGAGACTTTCGTTTAAGTTTGTCTGTCCGGCTGCTGCACTCTGCCCGGCGGTTCCGAGGTTACTTTCCTCCTGCGCCAACTGACTTGCCGCTGATGCAGCACCGTTCATTGCTGCCTGTGCCTCTTCTGATGCGGTCGCAACGCTTTCTGTGGCTGCTGCTGCTTGCTGACCGTTCTCCAAAGGCTGTACACGTCTCTGTGCGCCCTCAGAATCAATTCTGATGCTGACACGGTTATTTGATCCGAGGTTTCCAAGTGCTGTGCTGACTTCCTTTACGGTAGCCGCAACCTCTTTCAGTTTTGCCGTATCAACTCCTGACAGAGACTTAATGGATGATGCAATGTTTCTCATGCCACTTCCGGCATTTTTAAGATCATCTCCAACGCCGGAGAAACCACGCATTACATCAAGAATCTGTTTTAACTTTTCTGTATCTAATCCCTCAGTGATTTTCTTCATTGAGGTAAGAGCTTTTGTTACTTTATCAATACCACCGTCTGCCTTATCAGTGGTGGCTTCTATTTCCAATAAAATGCTATCTACTCTGTTATCAGGCATTTTGCCACCTCACTTCGTTGAAACCCTGTCCGTGGGTGGTATTGTTTTGTCCGAATATAAGAAAACATGGGGAACTGCGCCGGACTTGCGCCGTTTCGGTTCGTCAACCTATCCCCATGTAATCAGCTACTTTTCTCTTCGCTGTCTCAATCGCTTATTATGTTCTGCGGCAAAGGCAGCGAATCTGTCTGCATCCGTCATTTTTGCTCCCGGCGGTGCGCTCTCTGTGCTGTTCATGCTTCTCGGTTGGCTTGGGTATGCCGGAGAATTTTTGCCAAGGAATATCGCCATGGCATCTACGACATACGAACCAACGGACCACGCCAATGTATCTATTGCCGTAGCCTGCTCTTTTGCCTCCATCTCTCTCTTCTTTTGGAATGGTTCTAATTTCTTAGGGTTCAGTTTCCAGAAAGTATCATAGGAAACCCCATAGAGAAGAGCGTTTGGAAGCCAAACTTTATTGATAATCTCAGTAAACGATTTGTATTTGCTGAGATCTATTTCCTCTACTCTGTTGCCGCCTTGGTTTTCTTTCCGCTGTTCTTCGGAGTTTCCTCGGCTTCCTCGCCAAAACCCGCGGTTTTCATTGCCTCCGTAAACGCTCCCATGACTTCATCCATAGATCCGCCATATTTGAGATGTTCGCTTAAAATCTTCCCGGCTGTAGTAAGATCCTTTGTGCCGGTCAGTACCGCAATAATTGCTCTGATTGTCTTAAAAATCTTCATGTTCTCTCTGGTATCATCATCCAGAAGTCCCATGACATCTACATCGTGATCTTCCAGATCACACATAAGGTTTGTAAAATCCAGTTCCGCTACTTTAATTTCCTTGGGACCATTCGCTGTCTGTAAAATCATATTATTAACCGTCCTTTCGTTAATCTGTCCTATTTATGTGGCAGAGGAATGATCCCCTGCCACTAAGCTACTTTTTAATTACGCAGTTACAAAATGAAGTGCTTCTGTTCCCTCATCTGTGATAGAGAATGACATCTCTCTCGCATTGTTTGAGGAACCACTGTTCGGATATACTGCCATGACACCGGACCACTCCCACTTACCGTCAATGCCCTCTTCTCCAAACCAGATCTGGTAGGTTTCAACCTTACCGGACTCCTGGATGGCAAGTAACTTCTGGTAATCTGCTTTTTCATACCATGACTTAAAGTTAAGGTCTTCAGTATCTTCAATACCGTTAATGGTTCTCTTCTTTTTGTCAGAAAGAGTGGTTACATCGAGTTTTTCCTTTTCTCCACCGAGATCCGGGTACTCTGTAATGTCAACCAGTTTTTCAAATGTATCACTGTCACTCTTTTTCTTCATCAGATAAGTTGTGTTAGTACATTTAGCCATCTTCGTTCTACCTCCTTGTGTTTTCCTTTGCCTAAGAGGTAAAGCCTTGAATTTATTAAAACCACCGGCAGACACCAGGCGAGTGCTTTTCGGGAGCGACCCTAGCCGATGGAGTTAATCATGTTTCCAGTTTTGAGAACCGGGTAAGGAATTGTGAAATGGAAGTATCGCTCACATTCTCCACAGGAGAGAAATAATCACAATGAAATCCAATCCCTACCATATATTCCCTTGCGGAATTTGCTAACTTCCGCACTTCTGAGGCGGATTTGTTTGAATAGAATTTGACTTCCAATCCAAGATTGATACCGTCCTCTGTATTTGAAAGTGTGGATAACGCTCCGTCTCCGCCTATCTGTTTGAAATACATATAGGGGAATGACGGTGGTGTAGCTTTATACACCTGTCCTCCTTTCAAACTGCTGTATTGTTTCTGCAAGTCTTTCAGGAGGTTCGTAAAATACAAATTCACATTGTCCTTAACCATCCTTGAATACCTCGCTTGCTATTTTTTGTGCTTCTTTCCTCAGATATTGTGCCGTCTCATACATGAATGGTCTTGACGGCATACCCTCTGTAAATCGCCATGTGCCATCATCAGCCGGATAATACCAACCCTCTCTGCCGTCTTTCGTGGTAAAGATTGTTGCCCCGGAATTGTACGCCCAGTTCATTATTGCCTTGTACTCTTCGCTTGGGTGGGAACTGTCCCTACCCTTTACACCAGTACCAAACTCAATGTACTTGCAGTACCCTCCGGCACTTATGATTCCAACTCCCTCTGCCTCATCCAGATAACCGATAATGGAAGATCTTGCCGTACCGGTATCAACCGGAACTAACTCCTGTGCCTTTTCAACTCCGAGGTCTGTAAGTCTCTGTATAAGTTTCTCTGCGCATTTGTGTATACGCTCTTTCCTCTTTTCCAGTTTCTTAATAGCCTCATCTATGCTGTCCGGGTCAAAGGGATTGATCGTTATTTTGTCCTGCATGGATATTCCCCTTAATCTTCCGTATCGCCCATAGATTCTGTTGCAAATCATGTTTCGGGCAGACACATATATAATCCGGTTCTGTATCTGTGGAACCGTCCTCGTTGAGAATAGGAACCACATCTATGAAGAGTTTTGAGTATTCATCAATCGGCAATTTCTGTACGGTTGATATGGTCTTGTCGTAGACAATATCTTTACCAAATGGGGAGTCCTCGGCATTTCCTGAGTTCGGACTTACTCTCGCAAGCACACGAACCGGATTTGAATACTTCGGTATGCTCTCCCCGGTAAGGTTGCCATCCTCGTCCACTTCATCCACCGTTCCGTCATAGGTCTGGTAATAAAAAGGGACTTGGTTCAATCTGAGGTCTTTAAGTCTCAGCTTCGGCATTGCCATCCCTCCTTAACAGACCGACATAGGTTTTGGGTGGAATCTTTGCCAAGGCCAACTCAATATCTTTCTTACCTGTCTGTCCCCAGTTCCGGGTAACTCCAAGCTCCGTGTGAGATACAAGTCCGCCCCTCGCATCATCAGAGTTTATGGCTTTCGCCAAATCATAGATTTCAAACTCATACCGGTTATAAAATCTCTCCAACTCTGCCTCTGTCGGAATATCATCATCCGCCCAAAAGTGTTGATTTGCAGCCTGTTTCTGAGCTTTCACAAGGAGGACGGCAATCTGTTCGTCAGTGAGAGTTTCATCATCTAAAATGACTTTCAACAATTTAGCGTCCATAATCCGTCCTCACTTTCTTACCCTTGCTGAGTTAAAAACTCTGCGATCAGCTTTGCTTTTACGGTTTCTTTCATGTCATACCCACGTTCCGCTGCGATAGCCTTAATCTGTGCTACTGTCAGAGCGTTAAGTTCTTCCTCTGTGTACTTCTTGCCAGTAGCCGTCTCTTCTGAAACCGCATCCGCTGATGTGGAAACAGAAGAATCAACTACCTCGGAACCACCGTTAAGGGTATGACCTGTTATTCCCCCGTTGTACCGCTTGCCGTGATCTTGCTAGGAAGATCTGTGGAAATATTAGTGAACTTCGCACTCATCCACTCAGGACCGTGATCCAGACCGATCTGACCGAAGATCTGATAAGTTTCTCCTGCGCCTGTCTTTGCAAGCTGCTCTAAGAAGAAATTACCCTTACCAGGAACCATCTGATGGACCGGAGCCATGATGGACGGATCAAACAGAACAGCAGTGCCGGCAGGCATGGTATCGAACAATGCGACTGCCACCTCTCCAAGAGGGGTTACTACGGTCTGTAACTTGATACCGTTTACTTCTCTTCCGAGAGGAACGATAGTCAGGTTGTTCTGCTGAGCGTCAAGGTTGAGCTGCAACATAGTGGTTGCATCTACACCGAGAACGATGTTATCTGTCTTTGCTCCCTGATCGTGAATGGACTTTAATCCCTCTGCTACAAGCCAGTAGGTAAGAGGTTTCTTTGCGAGATCGAGTATGTTGGTTGTAATCGCAGTCAGAAGTCCTCTGGTCTGGTTTGCCTCTGCATCAGTAGTAGCTTTCGCATACTTACCATTGATGAAAGTGTACTCAATATCCTGTGCGATCTTCGCCATTCTACGAGATACCTGGAACGCAAGTTCATCCATAGGATTTGCCTGCTGACCGGCTACGTTGATACCCTGCAGTGTACCCATGTTGCTCTGCTTTCCATAAGAAATCGCTACGGACTTCTGGAAGATCTGAGTTACGTTGGTAAGCTGACTTCTGGTTACGATTTCCGGCTGTGGAGCGGTAAGGGATGCTGTCTCAGAAATCTTAGGCTGTTCGCCTGTTTCTGTGTTGTACTCCTGACCGCAAGTAAACTCTACATGATTGGTTACAAGAGGTCTTGCGCCAATCATAGTAGAGAACGGTGTTGCCTGCTGCCCTTTAGCGAATAACATTCCGCTAAAATTAGGAACAGCGAATGATGTTGCTGTGCCCTGTGCCATAATTCATTACCTCCTTAAAAGTTATGCCTGCTGATTGTTAGCGGCATTTTGACTTAATATTGCAAGAACGGCGGCCTGTGTATCGCCTGCGTCCATTGCCTGCTTGATCTGTGCTGAATAGTCAACCTGACCTACGTTTCCAGACTGCGGTGTAGGCATCTGAGCTAAATACTGTGCGCGGATTTCAGACTCTTTCTGCTTATCCCTCTCTGCCATGAACTTAGAGATGTTTCCAGTAACGACATCCATATTTCCCTCATACTCTGCCGTTGCTGTTGCCTTTGCCATTTCGGTAGGCATACCCATTCCTAAGTAACGCTCCGATGATTCTGTTACCGACTTGAACTTTTCCAGTTCCTTGACATAGGCATCTCTCTGTGCCGCCTGTTCTGCCTTTGCTTCCGCTTCCTGTTCCTCGGCTGTCTGCTTAGCTCTGAGCTGTTTTCTCAGATTGCCCTCGGATGTGCATAACTTGTCATTGTCAGACTTTAACTTGGCATTATTGGCCTTTTCCTGCGCAAGCTGTGCCATAAGGCTTTCAACTGTAAGTTCATTGCCGTTGCTGTTATCCTCCGGCTTGGTTGTCTGAGTCTGCTGCTGTGTACCGGAAACCTGAGTAGTAGGCTGTTTCTGCGGTTCTGTCTGAGTCTGCTGCTGTGTCTGGTTCTGAGTTGCTGTACTGTTTACATCTGCCATAATTGACCTCCTGCGTTTGAACGGTTCTCTCCGTATAAATTTCTGCGTTTTTTTACTTGCGTCTCTGCAAGACAATAGTTGTATGCGTTTTGTAAGGATTTTCTCTAACCCGTTATGTGATAGGGATTTCTCCCTGAATAACCGAAAAATGAGCCGGACACGATTCATCATCACATCCGGCTCATAGGCTCTAACTGTATGAAGTTAGTTTTTCTTTGCTGCCTTTTTGGCAGTGGTTTTCTTGGTGGCAGTTTTCTTTGCAGTGGACTTCTTAGCTGCCGCTTTCTTATCAGAAGATTTCTTCGCAGTCTCCTTTTTGGAAGCTGCTACTTTCTTCTTATCGTCCATTTTCTTCTTGCCTGCTGCCGTCTTTTTGCTTGCTGTTGCCATTGGCTCTACCTCCTAATTTATAATTCTACGCACCGGCAGTTGATTATTTCATCTATCGGTGCGCCCATACTATCATCAAGAGGGAACATCATTTTGTACCCATTGATGGTAAAAGGCTCATTTATCGGAACTGTCTGCCCGTCAGCCTCCCAATGGCTTACCCGGACACGTTCATCTCTCATGCTTACCCATGTATGGGTGTCCTGCCTCTCGGCAAGGTTCTGATGATTGATCCAGTTATATATCCAGTTGGTTTCATTTAAGGCAATCTCGGTTGCTCTGACTTCCGAGAACATCCGCTTAACACTCTTTGGAACATCCTCTTCTTTCATAATGCCACCGGTCATGCGAGACATTTTATAATCATCGTTTCCGTTGGCGTTTGCTACCGCTCTTTCGGTTGCCTCCTGGATGTACTTTGCAAATCTGTATGCCTTTTCTCTTACCTCCGTCTCGTACTGATATTCAGGAGCCATGGCAAAATAAAGATCCATAAGCTCATTTTCATAATCAGAACTCGACTTCTCGTAAAGGAATATCCCGGAGAGAAGATTCATAAACTGTGCTGCGAAGAAATCAACAAGGGCATTGATAAATTCCTTGGCGGTCTTTATCCGGCGGAGCTTATCATCTTTGAGGATATTCATTTCATCAAAGTATTGTACCGGATCATACATATATCACACCGCCTATTCTTCTACCATTGCCGTTTTGCTCGGCTGCTTTGATTCCTCTGTCTTATCCTTTTCCTCGTTGTTCTCTCCGCCGTTCCCCTCATCATCCTTATAGGCGTTAGGGTTCGGCTGCTGTGTTTTCTCTTCCTTGGATGCAAGTTTCTTCTGGATGCCATCAATAATGTTCTTACTGTCAACCCATGCCTGCTGAGGATCTGTAAACAGTCCAACAGTATTGAATGAAGTGAGACCGTCTACTCCGGCATTAAGTAATGCAACAAGGGAGTTTGTTTTAGACACCAGATCGTATGTCTTGGTTCTGCAGAAACGTATTTCAACGTCTGCCGTCTCTATATCTTTCAGACCGTCATACGGTCTCTGATCTGCCTTGATTATCTCTATTGCCAAATCAATAATCTGCATTTCCGGTTCCGTGAATAACTGCTCAACGGTCTTTGCAGAAATCTCCAAACACTGCCATCCGTTGGATAGCTGCATTGCTCCTGTGGTAGAGCCGCCGCTTGCTTCCTGCCATGACGGAGTAGAAGTAATCTGCTCCAACTGGGAATTGAGATGATCCACAAGTTTCTGTACCTCACTCTCATTCAATGTCTGATTGAGGTAGGTAATCTTTGCTTCCTTGCCGTCTCCGGTACTCTTTGTCATAATGACACCATCGCCGTCAACGAGATTTTTCTTACCCTCTTCATTTACTTGGCAGTTGTGCATCCAAAGTAGGGACTGAACGTGCTGCAATATATCATTGATACGGTCTGAATCCACAAGGTTCATGGCATCCATGAGCGGGATAACCTTTTCAAAGATACCCATGCGGTCATTCAATGCAAATTCTACGACCGGTATTCTTCTCAGTGGGTTCGGAGTGATATTCTCTTTCAAATGATAATCCGTTGTATTAAGCTCATGCTCAATGGTGTAACAGAATCTACTTGAATATGCTGTTAGAGTGATGGTTCCATCATCGTGTATGAAGTAGGTACATCCAAGCACCGGTTCTCTGTACGCATCATTGGAATACACCACGAATGTTGTCAGTGGACTCGGAACCAAAAGCTCAAATGGAGAATAACGGCTTGGATTTCTGTTCGGCAACATCATCTGGTAACCGACTCCACAGATAAACAGATTTCTTCCAAGGGCAATGTCCTTTGCCGCTTTGCTCTGTTCCTGCATCATTTTGTTGAGCATGGCGATTTTCAAATCGTCAATGTTCTCTCCGTTATCCTCGTCCTTTTTCTTTAAGAAGCCGAATAAGGCTCTCTTCTGTTTCTTTGTAGGCTCTATCTTTGCTCTCTGTACGAAAGTAATCGGGTTGGAAAAACAATATCCCAGATGCACGTCCACAATCTTTGAAGCATTGTTTTCTACGACTGTGGCATTGAGGTCCGATCTGATTTTCTTTTCACGGTTGAGAATTGGCTGATTTCCTCTCTCATACTCAAAAAGGTATACTTCCTCGGCAACATTTTCCTGATGTTCCATAAATGCTTTTGACACAACCTGTATGATATTGTCTTTCGTTATCTCCCTCTCATCAGTCATTAACATTCGCCTACCGAGAGTCGGACGGTTGCTTGCGTACATGAAGTTTCCCCTTTCCGAATAAAACAAAAGAACCGATCAAGTCTACTTATGACTTAACCGGCTCAAAGGCTCTTTGCTTAATTCTATTTTTATTACTTCCTTGCACCCACGGCAGTTTATGAAAATCGTGCCGGATGCTCCAGGTGCTTTCTTGAAAAGAAGTTTTTCACGGTTTGCCCGTGCTTTACATACAGGGCAGTATACGTTTTCTGTTTCCAATATAGCTGCTCCTTTCTGTATATGGATAGTTGCGTGGATGGGATTTGAACCCACGACCATCTGATTAAAAGTCAGATGCGCTACCGGACTGCGCCACCACACATTACTGGGCGGTTCATCACCACCCATGCCCCTATATTATCATGGAGGAACCATTACCCTCTAACGAGAGGTAAGAGCCAAGAATGGGAATCGAACCCACAACCTCTTGATTACAAATCAAGCGCTCTACCACTTGAGCTATCCGGGCTTAGCAACATGGAGTAGCATTGCACTACTCCATGTAAGAAAAGGATAATCCACCAACGTCTTTACCAAGACACCATCATTTTAACAAAAAAGGAATGATAACGCATTAAAATATCGGTGTAGCCGATATTCAACGTAGTCATTCCTTTTCAAATGATATAATTGAAAGTTAAATGATGTAATTGAGTTCGTTTTTTATTGTTTCTGTTCGTAATCAATGCAGTAATCGTCATAGGATGTGACTGCTCCGTAGCTGTCGCTGTCCTCGTTGCTGCATATCCAGTCCGTAGTGCCGTTGAAATTCTCATGCCATACACAAGTACCGCAAATTCCGTTACACCCCATTCTGTCCCTCTATCAATCTCTGAGCCTCTTCCGGGCTGCATACCGTAACTCCTGTTTCTTCCTCGCACTTCTTTACCATACCGGCTCCGTCTCCGGCATAGCTTTCCCATATATGCTGTGATTCTACGAACACATCATTGATACGCTTATATCCAAATCCATAGGTTCTGTGAAGTGCTATGGCAATCGCAGCATATATCTGTGGAACCATCTGGTCTGCCGCAGTAGCAACGTTCTGTGAGCGGTTTCTTCTGGCGATTTCATTCAGGGAATTTATCAGTTTGTTATTCTTCGCCATATCTTTCCTCCAGTGCATCCTCAATAATAGAGTCCGTGCAAAGAAATTCTTTCATATCTGCTCCGTAGCAAGACGGCTCGATAGGTTCTCCACCATAACAAGCCATTCCGTGAGGACATTCAGCGTTTTCAGGACAATATTTGCAATAATCCTCTCCGTCATGTGTTTTCAACCATTCATCAAGGATTTGTTCGTCTCGATGCTTTTCAAATACTGCTATTGCATCTGCCAGAAAGTCGGTCTGGGCAAACCATTTCAGATCGTCAATCACTTTCCACGGGTTATCGCCAGATACATTCATACAAACTTCATGTAACCTTTCCATTTGATCGCAGTCTTTATATTTTTCCTCTATTTCTGCGATAGGAGATTTTAATGCGTGATAATTGCGAATGTGAACATAATTGAAGTATGCCGAAGAATATTCCCCTACTTCATACTCTCCGGGTTCAAATGTGTGGTTTTGCATCACGATCTGCAAAGCAACCGGAAGCTCGATAATGAGCATTTCGGCTTTTTCAATATCCTCAGCAACGTATTCTCCACTTTCTTCATCGCAGTGCCATCCCATGATTTCACACACATTCGTTGTGGGGCCGCTGTTCCCGAATGGTCTTTTAATATCTATTGCCGGTCTATACCTATCCTTAGAATCTATTAAAATGGAGATTCTAAAATTGAGGTCTGTCATAATCTTTATGTGCTCCGGTTTTAATTTAAAACTTGGCATATCAACCTACCTCCGTTTCATTCCTCTGACTGTGTGTTTCCTTTTGTTTCCCATAAATCTGCCACTTCCCTTTGAACCGCCAAATATGAAAGCGGACATATTTCCACCGGACGGTTTCTGTGTAGGTGGTGTTTCTGACGGTGCCGGTTTATACTTAGGTCTCCATACCATGACAATTTTATTGTTTTTGGGATCCACAAATCCAATACCATTTTCAAAGATAGTAAGATTAAGTCCATGCCGGATGCAGGCCTCTTCGATCTCTTTCTGCACCTCAACTGCTTTTTTCTGCGCTTCTGTCATACCATTTTCTCCTTTCATCGTACAGTTCTCACAAGTCTATAAATATTTTCATCATTGACGATCGTAAATGCTGTAGAATCTTTGATTAAACAGCTATCCGGCGATACGGCTTCGCACTCAAAATCTTTAAATGCCTGTTTCTGGTACGAATATATTCTGATATTTCCATCAATCGGTATTGAGATATTGGAGTTATAAAAACATACATTGCAAAGCCCGCATTGATATTTAATGCGATCCTCGCTATACGCTACTCCATGTTCATTGCACACAAAGGTAAAGAACTGTCCGGCTCCGTTTTCCAACACGATAAGCCATCCTCCGGTTATTTTATCTCTGTGTATTCCATAATTATTCACGGTATCAGTATATGGTATCTCAATGTTTTTTCCATCCAGATTCACAATGAGGTTTTCTGCAAATCTACTCACAACGCACGAATGTCCCTCAGATACCGCAAAGTAACTCTCATATCCACATTTTGTAATCGTCCGTATTCCGTTGCCTGATTTTGTAATCTGGATAGAGGTTAATGTATTGGCAGGACTTATGAAATATACTGAATCTCCTGCCGCATAAACCGGACTCTTATGTTTCTTCTCAAACACATATTCTCTATCCGTGGCAAACCAGAACGCTCTATCATCCGCTTTTATTACAATATTCTCTGCTCCAACCTCTGCGAAATGGTATTTAATTCCGCTTTCGTATGTGAATTTATTCCCATTCTTAACTTCCACTACTTCTCCGGCATTATTGATATAGCACTGCTCATTTAGAACAATTTTTACATCGTTTCCTTTGAGCATCGTGATAAGTGTAAGCCCTCCTGTTACCCCTTGTGATACCGGCTTAGTAAGAACATTTGCATTATTATCACATAGCGGACAACGAGCATATTTGCCATAATAAAACTCCTGGTGTACATCGCAGAATTTAAGGTGTTTTGCCATGTGTTTTAATTCATCCCCCATAGATCGGCTCTTATTCTCAAAAATCTTTTTCAGAGAATCAACCAGATAAGGAGATAAGTTTTTCCACGGTTTAATCGTTCTTGGTATTTTTACTTTTGGATTGTCTATTACGCATATTCCTCGTTTCATACGTTCTACAATATCCATGTCTGGTGTCATAGTCCCACCATGCGGATGAATCCTTGTAAGGGTTTTCCAAATCAAAATTGCCTCTGCGTATGTGTCTGTTTCCTCTGAAAAGTCATTTCCTTTCATCAATGGATCTTTGAATAAGTCCATGCAAACTTCACATTTTTCATCTTCCACGCTCCAACTATCGCAATCTATAAAGTACACATTTCCAGTTTTGTCAAAGAGGATGTTCTGATCGTTCAGATCCCCAATACACACTCCGGCGGAATGTATATCTCTCACGGTGTCCTGTATCTTTACGAGTATTTCCAAAATATCTTTCGTGGTTATCCCATTCGCTTTCAGATATTTTTTACTTGTGAGAACTCTTACTTCCTCTCCTACGGCTTTTGGCATAATGTAACCAATAAACTTATTGTTATTGTCATACACTGCCGTAATCGGTTTAATAGCCTCCTTTGGCAGCGGTTTGTCAATGAGCATGGCAACTTTCTTTTCCTTGGCTGCAATATCAACACAGGGTTTGTAAATTTTCAGAATATCGTTGCCAAACTCATAGATATATCCCTCGCCTCCCTCCGTTATGGGAGTAAGCTGTCTTATCTTTTCTTTTCCTATCCTCGTTAGTGCCATTTTCATAATGTCCTCCTACAATACGATTGTTGTATCGTCCTGGAATACTTTCTGATGTTTGTTTATAAACCTCTTTACTCTTACTTCCTTGCCGCTCTGCAGGACTTCCGTAAATTCTTTCTTAAATTGTTCATCTTTCATGGCGAATCGTATTCCATCAGATGCTACACCAATATTCCTGTATTCATCTTTCGGAAAAGCCTTTGTGGAAAAATTGACACCATCTTTGTACTGTTTGAGCATATCTTTATTCACATAATTGTAGGCAAAGTATTTCGGGTATTCTCCGTCAGATAGTTCTTCAAACTCAATCGTTCCGTCAAGACGTTCTTTCACGATAAAACCATCTCCGCAGTAATCTACCATGAAATGTGTCTCATTTTCAGTAACCATAAGGATCGTAAAACAGAGGAAATCTCTGATTGAGCCGGAAGTCTGCCCGAATAGACCAAGTATCTCTCCAAAAGCGGCTGCGGCAGTATATACACTACATTCATGTATAATTCTGCTGTCATTTTTCAAAAGATGGCAAAACGCTTTTGCTCCAACTTCCGAATGTTTCCCCTCCGAACAGCCATCGCAAACAACTTTCATCCCATCAAATTCAATTCCGTAGTCCTGGCAATTCGTACCGTAGTCGATATGTTGCTGACCGATTTTATTTATAACCATTGTATTTCCTCCCGCAAAAAAGAACGGCAACCCCTTTTAGGATCGCCGTTCTACTCTCATTTTTTATACGTCAAAAAAATCATCCTGTTTCGATACGGCACTCTTGGAGTTTTCAATCACTGATTTTGATAAGCAGTTGAAAGCTCTTCTGAGTTCTGATGCAGAACTGCTTACATCGAGGATATTCTTGAATCCAAGGTCTTTCGCCTCCTGTGTTGCCTGTCCTCCGAAACTGATAAACGCAGTAACGATTTCTTCCACGTTCAGATACTCTACCGCTTTCTTTGCCTTTGCAAACCCTCCCGGCTGAGAAGAGTTATCCATCCCATCTCCGAAAATTGCAAACACGGCCTTTACTCTCATTCCCTCATTTTTGAGGAAGTCTCTGTATTCTTTCAACTTCTCAGTTCCATCAATGATCGTATCGTACATAGCTGTGCATCCATCGGTGCTATACGAAGTGTCAAACTCTGTAATGCGCTTATAGCCTCCTACGGTTGCACTGTCGGAGAAGTCTGCTCTTGCAACCAGAATCTCATCACATTCTTTGGAATTGATAAGTGCATCTTTGAAATCCGAAAGAGCTTTTACCATATCTCTTTCATACATTCCCATAGAACCAGACTTGTCGATTCCGACAAAAATTAAATTGATGTTCTCACTGTCGATTTCATCAATGGAGGTATTTGTGATCTCAACCTCATCTAATCCGTCAATTATCTGTTCTGTTTCATTCATACCGGCTACCTCCTACAAAATATCATCTGTGCTTTTCACGATGTTTACATGGTACGTTTTCTTAAAATCATCAAAGGTCTGCTCAGTAACATCCTCAAACCCAGGAATGGAGGACATACAATCTTCCAGGATATAGATTTTCTGAGTGATCTCTGGGCGATTAGCGTAATGTTCGAGAATCTGTTTAATGCTTTCCAATACGCAATGGCTCTTTGCCTCTCCTGCAATAATGATCTTGTCGTAATTTTCCAGTTTGTTCAGGAAGTCGATATTGATGTAGTTCTTTGTATCATACTCAGGTTTGATAATTCCGTACATTTCGCTGAGTGGATCCTGTCCTTTTACAAGACGCTGCGTAACGGCTTTCTTTGCAACAGAGTGAAAATAAATCATGTTGGCAAACTGATTTTCAAATGCCGCACCAGATGTACCCTGTAAACAGTGGTAAGACCATACGCATAAGGTTTTCTTTCCGTCTTTTTCCAGATGTTCTACATAGTCACGGCTCTGGCGAGGGTAGATAACAGCTCTGTACTTTCCAGAATCAAGGTCTGCCAGCGTAATCGGTGTGTAAGGAGCCGGATTGTTGCCATTTTCATCAATCCACCAGCACGGATGGAAAATCTGATGTGGTGTGTGGGTATCAATAGATACCGCAATGTTTGTAATTTTATCCATGTTGTTATAGATAAACTGTGTCATTCTCTCCACATCGCCGTGCGCTCCGGGAACTCCGAGCGATCCATTATCCATGAAGTCCTGCTGCACATCAATTCCGAGAAACAATACTCTCTCTTTGTTTTGTGCTGCCGGTGTAAGCTGCTCATCGTTTGCCTTTCTCAAAATCTCATTAAGAGAAATCGGATTTGTCTGTGAACCAATACTTGCGATGTTCACAATTTCATTGTAGGGTGTTTTCATTGGTGGTTATCTCCTTTTATATTTTATTTGACCGGAGCTATTTGCCCCGGTCAGTATTTACTCTATTCGACTGTGATACAATCATATCTCTCAGAATTGATCGTGTTCTCCATAGCCTCAACCGGATTATAGCCAAGGTTCTGCAGGATCTGCTTGAACACGGTAACTGACTGCCCGCTTGCAAGCTGCACTCCCTTACGGTTATGGTCTGCATGGAACACATCGTGTCTACTGTTCACATTCCAGAAGATAATGTTCGGGATTACATAGCCGGCCTTACGGAACTTATTTGCCATCTTGTCATAGAAAGACCATTCACGGTTTCCGCAATAGTCAATTTCCATGTCTGAGATAACAACGATTGCTTTCGGCATTTCCTCCTGCGGAGTATTGTGTTTTTCCGCAATTTCAAGAACCCTCTCAAAAGCAGCTTTAAGGTCTGTATTGTTATCCCAATTTGCTCTGCTTACGTTGCGGATCTTCTGTTCAAGGGTTTCTCCCCTCAGAATAACCGTCTCTGGTCTGTCAGAGAATGTCATAAACAGATTGTGGTATGCACCCACATTTCTCTCTGCAAAATAGATTGCAAGACCGATTGATGTTGCCATAGGTCTGCCTCTCATGGAACCGGACACATCCGCCATAACTAAAGCGTTTGTTCCTTTCTCCACATAATCCGGCAAGGCTTTCCACTGGGCTTCAAGTACCTTGTTGCTCTCTCTGCCGTAAAGGATCTTCTCAACAATATCGTAAGGGAATAGTGTTGAGGCATTGATCTTTACCTCTCCCTTTTCTGCTTTGCTGATAAACTCTCCAAATCTCTCAGCATCATGTTTCATAAATGACTTGCGGTAAATCATCATTGCACGGCTCGGAACTTCCGGGTATTTGATTTCATCCCATCTTCCGGCTGACATAAGACTTTCAACGACACCGATCTGTTTTCTCATACTACGGACGATTCTCTTGAAATTGTAGACCGGATAGCCTAATTTCTGCGCCGTAAGGATTCCGAGTTTTCTTGTGGCAGAGCTGCTTGCATCTGCGGTCTTAATCCATTTTGCAAGTAAAGAAATTGCATTTCCGGCATTGAGGTTCTGTAAATCTTCCTCAAACTGTTTCTTCATTGCCGCCCACATATCGTCCTCCAATGGAGTACCGATAAGCTCATACAGATCATCATATCTTCCGAATACACCAACCAGATCAAGGTTTGGTCTGAGTGCTTCTGGGTGTTTCTCTGCCATATAACGAATAATGGTTCTGAAAGTCTTTCTCTCTCCAAGACCTCCGCGAATATCTCTTGCATAGAACGCAATCTTTGTGGCAAAGAGTTTGTCCTGTGCGTATGCCTCTGCAAACAGAGTGGTAATTCTGTTCTCATCAGCCTCTCTCAGCGATCCGATTGTACCAAACAGATCCAATCTGGCATCGCCAGAAGTATTCAGTGCCACCGCACCATTTTCAGTCCGGGTAAATCTACCCTCTTCTCTCATTGCATCTGCAAAGCTCATGTTTTCCTACCTTTCCAGGACTCTCATTTACGGAGTTGAACCGTTTCACATTGTTTTTTAGACATTTGCTTTAACCATTGTGATTGCTGTAGGAGTCCCTATAAAATTGTTTACTGTTTCATTGTCAGGACACTATTGGGGTTTATGATTAACAGTCATATCCAAAAGGGTTGCTGTAAGTGTCCCATGTAAAGTTTTATGCCTATCTGGCTAACTTTTTAAGTTCATACCGCCTGTTATGTATCGCTCCGACAGAACGACCAATTTTCTCAGACAATTCAGAATCGGTAATCTCATGCTTGATTACCAGTGCATCTTCCTCCGCAGTCCACGGATGAGACGGATATAGAAATGAAGTTTTGCTGTAATATCGCCTATGCTGTCTCTGACACGCCTTATGATACTTTTCCATATCCCTATAATCTTCTTTTCGGTTCATAGGCAACCTCTTTCTTTTTACATGACGCTGTTTCAAACGGGAAAATATTGTCAATGGAATTTTCTGTTTTGAAAGATTGCTGTAAGCGTCACTTAATTGCCCCGACAGGACTTGAACCCGTATACTCGATTGCTGTAAGGAACACTCCTGTCAACCATGTTCCATCCGGTTTACCATAACCGGCAATCGGGGCAGAGACGATGAGAGGAATCGAACCCCTATCCGCAGCTTGGGATTGTTATTGAAAGGAGTTTGCTGATTATGCCACTAACATGACATTCTTCTTAACAGAGCTGCTGTGCTCCCTTTGCACCACATCGCCATATAGAGTGAGGGACGGACTCGAACCGCCGACAACGTCCTTAGCATGGAATGAAAGATTGCTGTTCGGATCACAAACATGATCCATTTTTCTTTCGCGCTCTACCAACTGAGCTACCTCACTCATGTAATTGGCGCATCTTCTTGATTTGTAAGGACATTTGCGCCATCGCCTTGATTGGAGAGGGTAGGATTTGAACCTACACTACATTTGCCTCTTTGGGTGTATTTGCAACATTATTAAAATGATACGTTTTCACAATACAAATTGCGTCTGCCAGTTCCGCTACCTCTCCATATTCAGTTTTCAATACGGAAATCCGTATGAGTTGCGTGGGAGGGAATCGAACCCTCATCTCTTCATTTCCAGTGAAAAAAGAATAGTTGCTGTCCGTGCCACATGGAGCATGACACCGCTTTAATGTTCTATCCATTGAACTACCACGCAATATTGCGGAGATTGGATTTGAACCAACGACCTCCGGGGCATGAACCCGGCAAGCTACCACTGCTCCACTCCGCCATAATGCAACCTCGCCCCTAGGCTGCTTTGTAAGTTCTGCTATGTCGTTCCTTGCGTTCCTCACTTAACCGGTGCTAACTACGACAGTATGTGACCGGCGGACTTGATTAAACATTTCCGTACACCCGCTTAATGCCCCACTATTGGCGGTTCTGCCGAGACCAATGGCAATGTCGATAGGAAATGTCTTTCGGGGAATCTCTCTAACCCAACTGGTTTATCGTCCGAAGTCAGGACGGCTTTTTATAACACTCTGGATATTGTCTTTCCAGAATTATTCAGAATGAATACCATAGTATCAGGAATACCAATGCGGCTATACACATAAGTAACTGTATCTAAAGTAACCACCGTGATTGAAACATTCTTCTCTAATGGCGGATCACCAAGATACCAAATAATGTTATCTCTGCACAATCCGGCAGCACCGATAAGTTCCTTTGCCTTGTTGAAATTCTTCTGTCTGATTTCCAATTCTTCATCTGAGGATTCAGCGTTGGATATTTGAAGCATATCCTTTTCGATAATAACATCGAAGCACTGAATAACCTGGGATTCCTCAAAGGTATCATTTCTGACACCCTTTTTGATTGTTTGTAATATCATACCTTTCTTCCTCTCTGTCTACGCCTTTCGGCTTATTGCCCCGTTCCGGACCGGGATTGGATAGGTAAGGAATCGGACCTTACACTGGAATATTACGATAGTCGCAGATTACCTCATGTGTTTGGTGCATACGGATTTTTGAACCTATCGTATCAAAGGTGGGTGGCTGCCATTCCTGCTTATTCCAATCACTGCACTTTGCGTTGTTGCCACACCGGGACGCACCTTTTCCTCAACCGTACTAATATTGCAGTTACCCTTTACTGCCTACTATCCAATTCTGAGACCTCCTCCACCGGTGGAATACGGTCTCATAGCGGTGCATATAGGAATCGAACCTATACGGCATTTCTGCCGGATGGCTTAGCAAGCCACTCCGCTACCATTACGGCAATGCACCATAACGACTCTATTGGGAATCGAACCCAAATTTTCCGATAGACAGTCGGGCGTAATAACCTTTATACCATAGAGCCAAAACCACAAAGTAAAATGCGACCTCACACCGCGGAATCGAACCGTTCCTTTCTCTATTGGTTTTTGGATAGAGAATGTGCAACCCATACACCTACGAATCGAACGTATCCTTTACTTTGCCACGCCGTGTTAGGGATTTGAACCCCAGAGACTTTTACATCCAGACGGTTTTCAAGACCGCACCCTCGACCAACCGGACACACGGCAGAGTAGTTTTCCCTTGGTAACGTACAAGTCGGAGATCCTCTTCCGCCGGTCGTAAACGCCCTTTCGTAACCTTTTTATGGAGTGCTTTGAAAGAGTAAGTCAAGTGTCTCCAACTGGCAAGGTGGGGATCGAACCCACGCCATTCTGATTAACAGTCAGACGCTCTACCACTGAGCTACAAGCCATTATTGGAGTAACAGGACTCGAACCTGCGCTAACCAACATCCGTAGTGTTGTGCTCTATCCATCTGAGCTATACTCCAATGCAGTCCGGCGGCAGCTTGGATGGTTGCCACTACCGAACCGATGCAACGTGTAAGACAGTTGCCAACAAAGGTATTTCATTTTTTTAACGTGGTTCTCGGACCTTACACCCCTCCACATGGTTCTCATAATCCACCGACTACATACTCAAAGAACCTTTGGCGAGTCCAACTCTTTATCGCCTTACCTCGGATGTACGTTGTTATCGCAGTTCTCCGCCTCTACTACATTCCTCTGCGCCTGACTAAGCATGACGACTCGATTGGTTACGGCTCACGCACATCTGTAATCAGGTCTTTCTCGGAAGTTTCCACCGCCGCTTAAATCGCTGTAACGCTCATGCACTCTAAGCAGTAAATTTTCCGCACCGGAGTTTTTCTTGAAAACTCTTGGTAATGTAAAAGCACTTGGTGATCACCGGAACCTCGCCACCGCCAATTTTCTTTCCTGTTAAAGCCGGACTAAGAAAATCAGTTAAGAAATCCGCTCGTCCTACGGTGGGGAGTCGAACCCCACTTTCCCCGGCATGGTGTCCGTGGCATTTCCAGTTATGCTATCGTAGGCACCGTTGCAACAGTGGTCTTTAGCGTGACTTACGCAAGCTCTCCAATTTTAAGTCCTGTCGGCTTTCCCAGACTACTCACATAAGCCTCTCAGTGAGCATTGCAATCTCCCTATTTAATGATTGCTTACCACGGCTTTCGCCAATACTTTTCAGCCGGAACACTAAACCAACTATAAACAGTCAGCGTTATTCTCAGTTGAAATGTTCGATGGGAGAATCGAACTCCCGTCCCCACCGTGAAAAGGTGGTATCTTGGCCGCTTGACTAATCGAACAGAGGAGCGTTCCTTTTTACCGAAAGGCAATTAACCGCACAAGCGTAAACGGGTTCCTGATATTGATTTTTTCTTGCAAGATTACTTTCTCGGCTCATTACACCGAAATGGGCGAAAGAGGAATTGAACCTCCAATGTTTACCACGAGGGAACGGATTTACAGTCCGCCGCAACACCACCAATCGTTGCCGTTCGCCCGGAATTTTCTTTGTATCGCCAAGAACATTAGGAAAGAAGCGGTGGGAACCTTAATCGCAAGAGCTACGCCCACAGGTGGAATCGAACCACCACACTACACCAAGTTCGCTCCGATCATTTAGCGATTCACTTCATCTTTCAGAGCCTTGCCTGCTTTGAACTTAGGTGCCTTGCAAGCCGGAATGGTAATCTCTTTTCCGTTCTGAGGATTCTTTCCGATTCTGGCAGCACGCTCAGTTACTTCAAACGTACCGAATCCAACCAACTGTACTTTTCCACCCTTGCCGAGTTCTCCGCCGACAACTTCCACAAATGCGTTGAGTGCCTTTTCAGCATCACTCTTAGAAAGTCCGGCTTCATCAGCCATAGCCTGTACTAATTCAGCTTTGTTCATTACTTCTTGCCTCCTTTCTTGTGGTCTGCATATATGGAATATGCGATTGCAATTATTACTTCTGTGATTATCGTCGCGGCAACACCGCACCAAAATTCAGGAATATACATCTTTTTGCATCCTCTCTTGTCTGCTACCTCTGGTAGCCGTCACGGTTATGCGGTAGTCATACCGTTTCTGCACTGCACCGCCGCACTCAGCCGCCTTACTTCCTCCGGTGTATCTCGGCGTAGCTTCACTGCCATGGCTATATTTATAGTTTCGTGCCGGATTGCCATGCGTGGACCATCAGGGACTTGAACCCCAGACCGTCCGGTTATGAGCCGGATGCTCTAACCAACTGAGCTAATGGTCCATACCTCACACTTGGGGATTCCATGTGAGGCTTCGGAGGATCTACATAAGTTGGAATCCTCTGATATGGAATTACTGTCGGGGAACAATAATTCTAAGTGGGAAGTGTTGGTGTCGAACCAACTCCTATGGATTTTCAGTCCATCGCTTCTACCGAGTTAGCTTACTTCCCATATTACGGCACTGTTGCTGTGCCGCAATGGTTAGGAGAAACTTTAATGCCAAATACCTTGTGTTCACTCCGCTTAACTTATGTCCGTGTCACTTGGTATGGTCGTAGTATAGCCTACTGAACATTGTTTGTCAAGTGGAATAAACAATTTTTTCAAAAAATTTTAATTTCTAGTGTTTATTCGACTTTACAACCATTCTCCTGTATGTCAGAAAGCAACTTACTTACAGGAATTTTCATAAAATTCGCTATGTCGTATATCTTGTCGATTGGAGGATAACATTTGCATAACTCCCAATCGCTCACGGTATTTTGTGAAACATGAACCCCATCCGCAAGTTCTTTCTGTGTAATCTCTAAATTCTGTCTCTCTCTTTTTAGGTTGGTGGCGAAACTGTATTGTCTCATGCTATCCCTTTCTCTATATTCCGAGTTCGCTTCTCTTCATTACCTGTCCCTCTCCGCCGAGAAGAGCATCTACAAACTGTGCGAACATTGCCAATGCGTCCGGTGCATCATCGTGTTTATTCTTTCCAAGCTGTGTGTAACTGCAAAGGAATGACATCATCACACCGTAATCACTCTTAGGTTCATATTCTGTAATATCCTTGAATATAACGTGTTCCTTAACCCATGAAGAATTGACAATGATCTTGGTCTCTTTGTTCTGGGTCGTGTATTTCTTCGTAATATGGCATCTGCCGCCTTTTTCTCTTACAAGGCGTTCTACCTCATTGGCGGTACGGCTACCCTCTTTGTTGCTCTCAAACTGTGCCTGCTGCACATGATGTTTCACAAGCATATCTGAGTTGAGTTCGTCCAGAGTTCCCGGATCGATATTCTTGAATACCAGATCTTCCAGATAATATCTGTCTCCATACTGATAGAAAACTCCGAGGAAGTTGTAGTCTGTACCGGTGTCCTTAGTATCGCAGATTGCCAATATGGAATCCGGTTCTCTGTCAGGCAGTCCTCCGAGGTATCTCTGTAATTCTGTCGGATGATACAGAATACCCTCTCTCTCAATAGGATCACTCTTGTACAGGCAACGGTATGAAACATCATCCATAGACATCTCCATGTCATGGAAGTATTTCTCGTCAAATCCGACATCGTAATCGTAATCAAAGTTGCTTTTTCCGGTCTGAGGATCAATGTCTGGAACAGCAATAAACTCTGCCCTCGGATTGCCCTCATACATTCTTTCAAGCCGGCCAATAACATCATGCACACTCCATCGGGTTGCAATGTGGATCTCTTTTGCTTTCTTCTTTTTACGAGATTTAAGGTCTGTGGTGTACTCTCCGTACAACTTATCCAGACGATCAATAGACAGAGCCTCTTCGATACCGGAAACCAAATCGTCCACATACAGGAATCCCTCGCATCGGGTAACACCGGTAAGTGAACCTCTGATTGGTCTGCAGGTCAGTGTCTTAAAAGGCTGCCATCTTCCAAGGTTGATTGTTTCCTCTTTTGCATTGTTTCCCTCAAATATCACATCTGGGAACACATCGCTCCAACAATACTCATTACTGGTAATAATGTTGAGAACTGCGTCATAGAACATTCTCGTCATAAATCCAGAATGAGAGGACATAAGGTTTGGTGTGTTCGGATAATGCCCCATCACAAACGATATGAAGAACTCTCCCAGTGTGGTCTTACCGGTTCCTGGTGGCATTGATATTGACAGAATATCCAACTCATCATCAATGAGCCGTTGCATCTTCTGTACAAGCCAGTAAATCTTATTTCTTCTCGGCTGATAGTATCTGTCCTCTGGGTCTCTGTCTTTCTCCACATACAGTAAGTAAGAATCGAAGTCCTTATGTTTCTGTGCCAAGAATAACAAAGCCTGATTATAGAGGTTGTAATACTTTATATCTCCTGTGGAACAAAGTCTCAGTGCAAGGAATCGAACCTTATTCGCCAATTTCTTTGACAGTTCTTTATCTTCACTGAGGACTTCATTCGCCATTCCGAGTAAAGACAGGAGATTGTCATAATCACTCAGATCACTTTTCAAAAGCCGTATGATAATATCTCTGTTCGACAGTTGAGCCATGAAAATTCATCCTTTCTCACGGCTCTACACGGCTCTGTATTTTTACATCGGTCTTATTACATCAACCCTTGCCCTGACAACAATTCCGCAGTTCATAAGATCTGGTTCTGTGTCAAATGCGAGTATTCCGTCTTGTGCAAGTTTCATACCCATTTCCTGTGCCATTTCCCTATGTGCAAAACCTACCATATCCTCTCGACCGGCTTGGAATATATCAAGGCGTTTGCACACCTGATACGTCTCTATCGGTCTGAAAGTGTAGGTATTTTGAAATTTAACGGACGGTTCCGGCATTGGTTGATCTTGTAACTTCCTCTGTGGTCTTTTTCGCCAATGTGGCTTATTGTTTCTCTTTCTCTGTCTCATCATTGGTTTTACCATCTTTCTTCTGCTGCCTGTCTCTCACGCTCTTACTGCAAACACTCAGGATAACCATATTCAGATGATCGTTCTGCTTTCTGAGCTGTGTGTTCTGTTCTAAGAGCAGTTCGTTCATCTGTGTGATTTCCTTTTTCACATCGTTGTTGGACTTTGCATCTTTCCAACTCACAAAGATATAAATTCCCAGTACCACAAACCATATAAGTGCAAAAATCAAATCTTTCATCTCTATTCCTCCGGCATATAATATAATCCATTGTCATAAAACTTCACGTCCGGCTCTCTGTCCGCACTTTTCAGCAGAATCACATTTCCGTTTGCAAAGTTTTTCATTGCATCCGGCGGTAATTCTGCATTTTTTAACATCATATATGGGGAGAATAAGATTTGCAGCATTTCATTGTAAACCTGAGTTGTTCTTTCTTCCGTCTTATACTTCCCAATCACTGTGTTGTCCGCAAATATTCGTTCCTGACTTACGAATATTTCTTTTACGTTATTCAAATTGATTGTAGTGTCTCTATCCTGATTTACTATGAACATCACTCGTCCTCCAACCATCTGTTGTCCAAATAGCAGAATCCGTATACCGCCGCCCCTATAAAGACAATCCATAGCATCCAGAATCCGACTATCATCGCCGTACTGCTGCTTACCATGTAATCCACAGCACTATCTAACGTATCAGTCTGAATGAACGGTGTTCCATCCTCTATTGTATTATCTTTGAGATTGGCATAGATAACTCCACTGTATTCTGTGTTGATAACATAGTACAAATACCTCACATGGGACGATTGCTTGATCGTATCATACAGGTAAGACCCCGGCATCTGGATTTTTCCATACGGAAACTCCACACCAAGGAATGATACTGTTTGACTATGGTTTTCCCAACTATCGTAGTAATCCCACGAATAATATACCTCCGTGGTGTAATAAGTCTGAGATTTTCCATTTACCGTCCGTGTATGTGCCACCTGTCTCGTGTGACGGTTATAGTGTTGTTCCTCAACCTTTATGTAGGCAGCTGGTACTCCACCTATGCCCGGATCTGTAACAGGATCTACTGCCACCAGATTTCCTTTCACAAACGCATTTCCTACATCAGTTCGCATACCGTACCGAAACAGCTCCGCATTTCCATCAATCTGCATAGCTTGATAGTATTCCTGATTCTGTTCGTCATTGTGTGAAGCTATCTTTTCGCTGATGAAAAATCCACCCGTGAGCATGACAAGGATAATGACGATGCTGAACATGAGTTCTCGCACCGTCAAATCCCAACCACTGCCGGAGTAGATTATCGTACTCCATTTTCTCATAGGCTTATTCTCCAAACAGATTGCTTACCGGCTGCCTGTCCTCTGTGCTGTATTCCAAATATGAATAATTGATAACCTCATATCCCATCATTCCTAAGATCTGCTTATGAGGAAACTTACGCACATATTTCTTGTATGCCCGGACTTCATTGTTGTAAGACTGTCTGTACTGTGCAATCAGGTTTTCAGTCGTAGACAATTCATTCATAAGCTCTTTGTAATTTTCATTCGATTTCAGTTCCGGGTACTGCTCCGCAACCGCAGCAATGGAAGTTGTGACATTCTCAATATCCACACCGCCATTATTCCTTGCGTCAACAACTGCCAGAAGTGTATCTGCCTCATGCTTATCGTATTCCTTTACGCAGTCTGCCAGATTGTAAATGAGGTCGGTTCTGCGTTTCTCCTGTGTCTGCACATCGGAATCCGCCGTAAGAACCTGTTCCTCTAACGAGATGGCTCTGTTGTTCGTGGTTACGAAAATTCCTGCAATCAGTAATACAAATGCGGCTACAATGCCGACAATAATCCATGTCCCTTTATTTTTCATTGTTCTTGCCCTCCATCTTTAGCATAAATTTATTTTCTGCCAGAACCATTCCTCCAGGAGTTTCCGTAAAAATTGGTTCTGTTCCGTTGTAAATCTGAAAATCAATATCATTCCGGCAAACGGCATCGCCACCCTCTACCGGAATTGCTGCCAGAACTTCTCTCGTCCCGGTCTTATAAACTACCACCGTTGTCATAACGCACCTCACATGAAATAGTTGTAGTCCACACCGTATTTTGCCATGATGAGACTCTTTGCCATTTCTTCCAACTTCTGGTGTTCGGTTGCATCCAAATACACACCCTCATAGGTTCTACCCTGACATCCCATCCAATCATACTTGCAATGCAGGAGTTCATGCACAAGATCCTTTTCCATGCAATGTTTGAACAGTGTATTGTTCTCTTTGTAGGTTTCATCACTGAGCAGTTGGATGTTTGCCTGACTGGATTCAAAAACGAATGTGTTATATCCGGCAGCGTCAATTACCTCTTCTCCGTCAGGATTCATGATCTTATCTTTAACATGTGCCAGTATCAACCACCCATCAAGGAATAATCTGTGCTGCCACTCTCTTAGACACTCTTCTAACTGTTCCTGACTTTTGAATACATCTATCGGTTTTCCTTTTTCTTCTCTTTTCTCAAGAGTTCCACAAGTGTTGTTCTCAAAAGCCGCACCGTCCGCAACTGAAAAACACCATTTGTCTCCATATCTGCGGCCACACATAGTCCCCTATCTTTACCGGTATTTCGCATCCGCATTGATTTCCTATGTTGGTAATCAGAACCAGTCCACCTTTTACGGTGCTATGATCTATGAAAAAGTTTTCTCCGCTAGCAGTCATGTAATCGTCAATTTTCTTGCCACAAGTAAGCATATCAAACATTTCACGCTTATTTTCCCCGGTCCACATCATGGTTTTTACTTCATCCGGGGACCGCGGTTTCAAGTTTAAATTATCCATCATTCGCTCTCCTTTACTTTCTTGGCAGATTTTACCTTGATTTTCTTGCTGCCACCAAACTGAGAATACACCAGAGCAGACGCATGAACGCTGTCCGTGCTAAGCACCTCAACGGTTCTCCTGATGGGTTTCCTTTCCAAAGTCTCAAATGTTACTCTGTACCATCTCTGATTTTTCACGCAATGCCTCCTTTGCTCTCTCATAGATAACCGCACACTTCTTGGCATCCTTGCACCGGATCGTTGTCAGAACTCTCGGTACTTTATCAGCTACGCAAGAGGCATCTATTTTCTCAACGTCCGGTTCAAAGTCTCCGCAGAAAGCGCAGTAGTCAGCTACTCTTACCTCAATTCCGTTATCTTTCATGCGTACACCGCCTTTAACAGATTGATCTTGTCAATCAGAACATCAATGGTTGTATTGAGCTGATTGATTTTGATACACTGGTCCTGGTATCTGCTGTAAAAACTGTCACTTTCCGCCGCATGAGATTTCAGTTCTCTTATCTTTGCTTCCATGCTCTCTATCTGTTCTTTCAAGGCGGTGTTCTCATTTCTCTCTCCGTCCAACTGTTTTGTCAGAGAGAGGATTTTATCGTTTGCCTCATTCAATTCCTCATGCAGTCTGTTAATGGTTTCTTTGCACGTTTGGGTATCTTTGCTTTCCATAGGTTTATCATCCTCCGTCTCAGGTACATTGAGCAATGTCCTGATTGCTTTCTTTGAGATGTGATATGCCATAGCAAGAGTGGCTACATCATCCCCATTGGCATATCTATCCTCAATCTCTTTCCGTTTTACGGATATATCAACGCCGTTGGTATTGAATGTCCGTGTGTAGCCACCCTCTGTAAGAATATCAATGATCTCTTCTTTACTGCAGGCATTAAGTTCTGCCAGAATGGGGATCTGCTTTTTATGATTTTTAGCGGTCCGGTAATCGGATAAAATCTGCCCTTTATCCATTCGTGGCCTCCTTAATTACCCCCCCCACATAGAAATCATCATAGATTGCCTTGATAACCTCCGCATCGTAGAGTGCATTGTGTTTCTGACCTTTCGGCAAAGCAATTCCTCTGTCCGTAAGTAACTGCTCTCTCGAAATGTCAAAAGCTGCCTTTTCTGAAATATCAAGCATCGTTGCAATATCCTGATTGATGTCGTGACAAGCCGGTGTAATAAACTCAGGCAACTTCATAGCGTTTCCTGCCAATAAGTCAATCAGTAACACCATATCGTAATGCGAGACATCTGAAACGAATACCGCAGCATAATCACTGTCAAAATTAGCGTCCATTTCAAGCCATTCCATAAGTTCGCAACAAACATCTGCCTTACTGCCGATTACAGTCGTTGTTTTATTGTCGGCTGCCAGACTTTCTTCTAACTCCGCATTGCCACTCAAAACCAAATGATCGAGAACATTCTTCTCAATCCATTCATCACACATACCCTCATCATAGTCCGTCAACTCTGCATAGAACCTATCTCCTGTGTCTGAGACAATTCCTATGCTGATAAGAGTTGTGTCCTTACGCAGACCAGTAAACTCTGTGTCAAAAAAATAGGTTCTCATGTGGTTTCCTCCGTTTCTTCCGGTGTGGCTGCAAAATTCACTCTTAGATTTGATGTGAACAACGACTGATAGACCATTGCATAACTGTAAATCTCTCTATCCAATATCTCATCCTTTATTGCATCCGTGACCGAACTCTGCATGATCGCCGTAGGAATCTTTGATTTTTCATTCTCATAGGCTTTAATCAACACATCTCCGTCATAGCCTTTTGCCAATTCTCTTAATGTCATATCTACTTCTCCGCTTTCTGTTCCTTTTTGGCTTTCTTGGCAGCCTTTTCTTCCTCTGCCATCTCAGGAATGAATTTACGGAAGATGTTGTTGTAATTTCCGTTGTTACCGGCCCACTTCTTAACAATAGCCATAGCCAGTCCTGCCTCTTTGGAGTAGGTATCGCACTTTCTAGGTTTGCGAATGATTACTTCCTTGCCATCCACAATCTTCTTTTTGGTTTCCACATTATCCATGCAGTTTACGACCGTCTTTGTGCCGTCAGACCAGAACACGATTGTTGCCGGATTCTGGAATATTACGTTTTCAATTCCGTATGCAGCAATAGGTTTATCCTCGATCATTGCCTCAACGCACAGATTGTTATAGCGGTAAGGACTGCCACAAATATGAGCAACCTTTCCTGCGTAAGTGCTACCATCTTCACACTCGATTGTTACTTTCTTAAATTTCTTATCAGCTAAACTTCTATCCATATTGTCCTCCTTTAATCCTAAATCCTTAAAAATGTCTCCAAACATTACTTCTCCCGGAATACCGCAGCTTGCACGTACCTGCTTCTGGAGCAATCCAATCTGTACATCATATACTTTATCCATGGTTTTTCCTATCACATCGACTACGCTTGCCGCTTCCAAATCATCCGGGTTAACTCTCGGTGCTTCCATCCGCTCATATTCCATCAATCTTGTAAGAAGTGGCGGCGGTTCTACACCGATCATTCGTATTCTGTTCCGCCGCTCATTTGACGAAACAGCCGTAGCCGTATAGTTTTTCTCGTCCGGGTATAGTCCTTTCGGCAGTATCGGTGGTGTTTTCAGCCACGCACTGATTGGAAAATCGTCAAAATCCGGCATCGGTGGTACTAATTTTGGCACTTCCGGCGGTCTCCAGTAGCTCTTTCCTTTCTCATCCATGTGTTTATCCTCCTATTTACTTTTATGATTAAAGGTTTTCCCTCTAATTCCGTTGAAATTGTTCTCTATCTTGGTTTTCACGCAGTCGTTTTTCAGATTGCACTTACCGCACTTATCAAGATTTCTGTACGGTTCTATGCCGAAACACGGTCTGAATATCTTATTTATGGCAGACTGCTTCATTTTCACTTCAAAAGGTACTTCAAATCCCTCTTTCAGATGAGCAATATCCAGCATATCATACTCTTCATCCAGTGTAGGCTCGGATATTTCCTTAATTTCCGCAAGCGGTATGGGATCTCCGAGCCGTTCATCCATGATAAAGAGCTGTGGTTTGGTCTCATTTTCCATCCATATTCCCCCTACGCCTCTATCAGTGTGAATACACGTTTATACACATCCTTATCAGGCAAACACCGCAATTTATTCAGTGTTGTGTTTCCAAGATAAACATTATATGTGCAATCCCCTATGGTTAATGTTCCTATGCTGCCCGGATCTTTCATTTCCACCTGTACGCTATTGCTTTTATTCAGCATCGCCCGTATGGTCTTGCACACTTCCTCATTTTCTTTTTCTGATGCAAGGCAATCAAAACATGGATTTTTATTCTTTAATGATCTCATAATATTCGCCCTCGCACTCTTTCGGAGCCATAGTTCCCCATCCGTCAGCCTTTCTCAGCTCATAATGGGTTCCTCTGTCGATGGCAAAGAGTTCTTCGCCCTTATCAATATTCATTTCCATATTCTTCTCAATGTCATTTACGACAATATTCTGTAAGAAACGTGCTATCATGCCTCTTTCTCCTTTATCACTTCGGCAAATGCCGGATTCTCATGCAGCTTTTCAGTAGGCCATCCAATGTGATGATACAGTTTTTCCATAAATTCAAGGCACTCCGCCTTATCATAAGCTAGTAGGAAACACAGTAATTGTTCTCTGTTATACAGCACTGACGGTCCGGCTCCCATTTTGATGTAATCGTAATCGGGGTAACGTACCTGAAACTCATTCGGCGCTACTGCCAGTATCTCAAATTTCACTTCTGGTCTATGCGGTTCTCTTATGCAATGCCTGAATGGTATCATCCTCTATCCCTCACTCTTTTCTCCCATCTCTCATGTTTTCGTGCCATCTGTTCCTCATCTACCGTAAGCGAAAGTTCTCCGGCGCACTGCACGACATCCGTATATTCCTCACGGATATTGGCAATGGCTTCTTTCTCAGTAACCGGTGTCGGATTCTCTTTGCGGATAATCCTTGCCATTTTGAGAGCCGCCTTTGCCAGTTCAGTACATTCCTCGGCAAGCTGTTCCAACATTGCAGCTTCGCCAATTTCTTCAATAATTTTCATTATCTCTCCCTCTTTGTGATAACTTTAAGTCTATCCAGTGGATATGTCTCCACTTTGCCATCTTCCAGAATGACAACCGCTTTTGTGCCAAGCAGGCTCGTGATTGTATCTATCCATGTTCCTTTTTTGCTTTTGCAGTGAGCACAATCTGGTATCTCATTACACATATCAGCAATATCATTACAGAATTTGCACTCTGAGTAGCTTCTTGTGATTTCTATCGGTCTATCCATTACGCACATCCTCCGATACGTCGAAATTCTCTAAACGCTCATATTCGATAGTTTCTTGTCTGATTTCAATTTGATTTTCGCTATGCGTTTCTGTTCCCTATCCATCTTTTTGATGCACTTATCCAACTGCCTTGCGTATGGACTGCTATTCGGGTCTGAGCACTCCATGATAAAAGCCTCTCTGTGTGGAGACTGATAAGGGCTTTTGTATCTGTATTTTTCGTATTCTCTTCTCTCTGCCACTATCAGAATCGCAATTTTCAATACAAACCACGCTGTATTGAGCAAAACTAACCCTACGATAACCGCAACAACCGTCTTTACCATCTCTCTACCTCCACATTTCACACTAAAAAATTCTCAATTCTTATCTCTCCGCATTTCTTACACCCGCATTTGCATACCTCGTACTTAAATCCACCGTAATCAGGTAGCGTCCAGAGGACTTCCAACACTTCCCACTCATGCTTGCACGGAAGAAAATACGATACCAAAATCTTGTCGAATAACCTTTTGTACCACGGTTCCTTTTTGATTTGCATTTCAAGCCCTCCTACACGATTTTTACTCCGCCGGATAACGGGCTGCATCTATGGCATCTCTCAGTTCCCCATCCCGGGCAACCATTGCATACCATAAGTGACGGCATCATAGACGCATTTCCTCCAAACAGAGATACAGGTTTATCTTCCCAGTACCAAGACCTCTTTTTATTTTCCGTGGAATTTTTGGAATTGCTGTTTTCATTGCTCATCCAGTTTTACCTCCTATGAGGCGTAAGCCTCCGCCGATTTTTAATTTTTGCCACTTATCATCTCTACGAGCAACCGTGACGGCATCTGCATTAAGAGTTCATTGCACATCTCATGGGTTTTGGCATTTTCATCCGCAAGCAGATTTACCATGAGGTACATCCCATCTTTCTCTTCCAGTTCGCCACGCTGTATCATCTGTGTTACCATAAATACTACTGCGTTGGTTTCGATGTGCTTCCGGGAAATCCCCCTTACATACTCTCTAGTTACATCGGTCGGTTGAACTTCCGAAGTGTGTCCTCTTTCCATTTGTCCCATGCCGTCTGTCTTGTCTCTCTGCATTTCTCTGTATCTTTCTTCTCTCTTCGTTCCATTGTCTCTATGTTCTTTTCCATGTTTCTCTCTTTCCATGCCGGTAGGCATCCGCCATTTTTGGATTTTGTGGTTTTGTAAAGTTCTCACTTTCCTTTTGTTATTCGGATGCCGTGTTTATACTTACATTGTAAATTGGGTGGTTTACGCTTTTGGGGTCTTTTGCCATTTTACGATTGGGGTGGTTTGCGGCTTTTTAATTTTTCGGGAACTCAGAGGGGTGAGTTGCCCCTGATCCGCTCCGCCCTACACCCCCGCCCCAGGGTATAAGCTGCCGGACCTGCCCCCGGATCGTCACACCAGAACCGCCGGAAACGTGCCGGAGTTCGTAAAAGTAAAAGAAAACGAACCGCAAAACGCCCATTTTTAAAGGTTTTCGAGATCGTCCGGTAGTTCTGCCGGGTCTGTGTCCCCTGTTTCCACTGGTAAACGCTGCACAATGTCCGCCGCGGTCGGTAGCTCCTGCGCCTGCTTCCCTACGTTTAGATCTATCTTTTGGGCGGCTTGTGTGTAACCGTGGTTATTATTAAAATCAGTAGCGAACACGATCGGCGGAATCTCTCCGTTAAAGGCTAGCTGTTTCTTGTATGCCGCTATGGTATTCTTAAATATTTTTATTGTGTCAGAATACGCCCCAGGGCGGGCAGTTTCCCAATTATTAAGCGTTTCCCTAGAAATCCCGGCAAAAGCACAAAATCCCTCTATATCAGGCACTAAACGCACGCCGTCAAGTGCTCTATCCTTAATATAATTTATATATCGCTCTGCGACTTCCCGGAACTCTTCCACCGTTTCCAACTTCCGAGGGCGTCCCCCTTTTCCCCTCTCCGCATCCGCTACAGATCTTTTAAAGCCGTTTAGCATCATATCGCATAGGGCTACAGCTTGCGCCGTCTCTATTTCTTCATAGTCTCGCCCCGGTTTAAATCGTTTATAGTTTTGTTTTCTGACTCCGTTTTCGTCCCTTGTTGCCGTTTCTTTCTTCTCTCCTGCCATCTCTCCGCCTCCTGTCTTTCTGTGCCCTCCGTGGTGGTCCTATACTGTCACACAGGCAAAATAAAAAGAGCACCGGGAAAAGCTGCTTTCTGCTTCTCTCTGTGCCCTACGTTCTACTTTTTCGGCTAACTCTATTTATTTATATGTGGATCTGCTCCGCCCTCCGGCGGTTCTATTATTTCTATTTCTATACCGCAACCAATGGCGGCGGCGTATTTCTCCATATCGTCAAGCGTGAATCTGTCCGCGTTTAGTCTCTGGTTTACATTCTGCCGGGACACTCCCAAGCGATCCGCCAGATCTTGCACCGACACCCCGCGCCGTTTCATGATAACCCGCATCTTTTCGCCAAAACTCAACCGCACCGGCTCCGCCCTCCTTTCTCTCTGTACCCCTCTAATATATAGGAATATGCGCCCCGTGTCAAGTCTGCCATTTACATGGTAAAGAGTGCGCCGCGTTTTTCTGCACTTTGTAAAGTGTACAATTTACACAATAAACCGCCGTTGTTTTGTTTAGTCAGCTATACACTTTTCACAGACTCAAAAAAAATGTAAAGTTTTCGCTTGACTTTGTAAAGTATGCGGTTTACAATACAGACATAAAGAACGAACCGCAACGGAGCAAAACGAACCGCCAGACGTTCACCAGAACAAACAGGCAAGGCAGGCGGGGCGCACGGTGTACCCCAAAAGATCAACGGTTTTCAGACCGGACCAAGGGCAGCCGCCCGGACCAAGGCAACAGAAAGCCGGCACTTATTAAGATGAGACCGAACACACGCCCACCGCCTCCGGCTTGTATCTCCTGTGAGGGCTGCCCCTGTGGTAATGAGTGCATATATCAGGCAAAAGGAAAATTGTAAACCTGTGCTAGGGTGTACCAATTCACACCGCACATATAAAAAAGATAATTAAGTTATTGGAAGTATGAAAGCACTTTGAAACTTTCAGAACCGCACGAGATCGGGAAAGCGGTATAAAACCGGCCCGGCATCGAGTGAAAGCAGTTAGCACTCTAACAATGATTAACGCCCCCGACGCTCCCAGGGGAAAGCGGGAACCGCTCCGGAACTATTGAGCCGGGGCGATGGCTGGAACGAGTTGCCTATATACACGCAGCATAAAAGGGAATAGGACAGGCGAACCCCTGCAAGCCGCCGTCTGCAAGTCTGACGCAAACGACTTTGAAACAAAATAAAAAAGGGCGATCCGCTACACCTACCAAGCGACACGGACCGCCGCCACCCCTCCGGGGCTTGTCTCCTATTATAACAGGCTTTCCCGGATGGAACAACAGAAAAGAGAGGGAAAGACCATGACAGCAGAAAAGATTATTGATTCTTTAAAATTCACATTTGAAGAGGCAGACGAACAAAAGGACCTTTTTACACCGTCCCACGTTCTCTATAAGTGCCGCATTATCAACCCGGCAAATAACCGCCGTTATACTTTTGATTATCAGTGCAACCCATCCGCAACCCATGAGCCGGAGAAAAAAGATTGTTTATATTGTATTTTATCTGATGCTTCTTGTGTTGAGAGCTGCACAGATGAAGCGGACTTTTTAACAGAGTTTGGATATATTGACGGCGGAGCGGATCAGATTAGAAAAGGCTTAAAGGCTTTTAAGGCTTGCAAACGCACCGCGGCGGCTATTGATCGCATTTTCACAGAGGACGAAAAAAACGCCCTTAATGAGTATTACGAAAATTACTAATTGACAGAAACGAGGCGCGCGCCCTCCGGGCGCTCCCTCTCAAAATATAGGAGGCTTATATATTATGATGACATTATCAGAGGCGAAAGCCATTTATAAAACGGGCGGCGGTCATTTCTTCGACCGTGAAACGTTCAAATATTGGGGATCTCGTATAGAATCCGCTTTGTATAAAAACCGCTGTTTTGTTACCAGTGAAAACAATTTTGACGGCAGCCGTAGAGCTTACACCGTGCGCCGGTTCTCTCCTGACTTTCTGCATATTGAAACCGTGGGAGAGTTTCAACAGTACGCACTTAAAGAAACCGCCAGAGAGGCAGCAAAGGAGGCCTAAACCATGAACAACGCATATATTAAAAATCTTTTATCTATCAACAAAAAAGCTTTTCAGTTTTTGCATGATGTCGAGGGCTTCGACTTTGAAAAGCCGTATTTTATCACACAGCAGCCCGGGAAATTTACCGCAAACACGGTTAAAAAGGCAGTAGCCGAGACAATGAACCCGGCAGCGTGTAAAATCTCCGTTTTTATTGTTCCTACCGCTTCGCGATGTCTGCAAGATTTATATTTCGCTGTGCTTAAACTCAACAATTTTTCAGCTTGTCGCCGTGATGGTGTTAGTTATTGGAATTATAGAGTCGCTGCCCCTGGTCTTGATATAGATTATTGTTTTAATATTAGAGACTTTGAGGAACTGCGCAAGAAACAGACTGAAAGCATTTTTATAATCGCCCAGGATAAATGCTATATAAAAGAACCAGAAACAAAAATATTTAATGTTTCCCGGCGGTATACTCTGGACGATGCCAGAAAGAGCACGGACGGACGCGGAAACGATTATATAAAATCCTTAGTATTGACCGCCACGGATGGCAGCGGCGCACGTTTCACATACGAACCATATAACACATTTTACGGAAACGAAAAACGATCCGCGGATATTGCGGACCATATCGACAAAAGCGGCTACTTGTTACGCCCTCACCGTTTCGCATTGATGGAGAGAGCGGAAACATTGAGACGGACCAGAAAACAGGCAGAGGCAGACAACGCCGACTATACAAACGAGATAGCCGAACTGCAGAAACGCATTGACGCAACTAGAATTTTATTATCTAACGCCGTTTTGAATTGTCAGGACGCAACCGCGGCGCGTGGTGTGTCTAACAAGATGAATTATTTTTCTTATGCTCTTTCTTACTTTGAGACATTCAAAGAAAAAATAAACAGCAAGCGTTATGCAAGTATTGAGCGCATCAATTCAGATATTGAAGATATAAAAAATAAGTTGGATCATTGCGCAGAGTAAGGCGGACGGCGGCGGATCAGCCGCCCCGGCTCCGCCGGATATATTGAGAGATCGGAGGCTTTAGGATGGCTTATAAATATCTGAACCGCTCCGCAGTATTGGAACATCTGCAAGAGGGGCAAACCGTAAATATTGATGAGTACATAGAAAAGCTGCGTTTCTTTAAGAAGTACACCGACAGCCAAGGAACCTATATAACGGATCATCGCTATATTGAGTATTTAGAAATAGGCTTGCACTATTATAAGTTTGATACATTGATAAAGTTTTTTGAAAATTTCAAGCATGAGAACGGCACGAAAAAAGCATTGATAACCTTTAGCAAAAACCATTGTTTACAATGCGAGCCGGTAAGAGATTAAGGAGGTTTATATCATGGGATGGGATTATACACACGCAACACACTACACCAGAACCGGAGTTATTGACAAAAAGGCAGAAATTGACGAGCTTTACACCTGGCAGAACGACACGAAAAAATATGAGGTTGTCCGCTCTTGCATGGTCGGGGCTACATATTATGCCGCAGTAAAAGCAACCGTATTGAACACCGGAGAGTTTGAGACATTCGCCGCCGTTGCATTGACGCACACAAACAACCGGGATTATTTCAACTTTGGAGTTAAGACGATGGAGGAAAGCATGGGGCCTTGTGAAGATCATTGCCCGGCTTCGATTCTCTCTCTTCTCTCCCCTACTGATTCAGAATATGCCAATAACTGGCGCGAGAGATGCAGAAAGAACATTGAAGCAAAGAAAGATCCGCACGCATTGAAAAATTTACCTGTCGGCGCAGTGATCCGCTTTACTCTCCACACCGGGGAAAGCATCGAACTATTGAAACACGCCGCGGCGTATCAGTTCAAGCGCCCTTTCTGGTTCTGCCAATCATCCGGCCGTTATATGCCAGCAACCAGGATCCCGGCAAATTATGAAGTAGCCACAGCATAACATATTGAGTTTAGGAGGATAAGAAACCATGAATAATACAGCATTGAGAATTGAGAACGGTATGAGCAGTTTTGAGCTACTGCAGGCCAAGGTGTCAAGCCTTGAAGCAACAGAAAAGCGCATGAGCATTGAAGAGGATCGCCGCATGGCTGCCATTGATGCAATGGATCGCACCTATAATAACCCATCCACACCGCGCCGCACACGCTTTGAGCTTTCTGTTGAGCTTCCTATTCAGCGTGAGGCATTGAAGAATTACCACAATGAGCGCAGCCGTGTATCTGCCGAACTTCGAGGATTAAGAACGGCCATTGATCTTATATTGACAGTTTCCAATTATGGCGGAGAGGTAACACCGAATAATCGCCGGATGATTGAGAGTATATTAGCTTAAACGTTACATTGTAACATTGAGTAACAGCGTGTAATATGGAGGTAACACATGAACAAAGATAAATTAGAAGTATTTATGAACTACTTAAAAGAACAGTTTCCCGGTTGCATTGAGGATCATTTCACTTATGATTTGATCAAAAATCTCATTGACTATGTATATAGGGAGCACGGTCACACAAAGAACTCCGCAAGGGCGATTATCGCAAGCATACTTCCAGAAGTAACCTATGAGGAATTGGAGGCTTACTTACCTGATTTTGATGAATGGGAGGCGAAATTATGATAAAGATGTCATTCTACGATGGAACTTTAGACAGAGCCAAGGCAAGGGAAGTTGTTGAGGCATCCGAAAAGCCTTTGATGTTCCGATATGGCTTCGCTTTTAGGGGCGCAGAGAAAAGACCTATAACCAAAGAAAAAGCATTGAGTATTATTGATGATTCCGGCAACTATCTGGATATAACAGAAACCGACAATGAGATCCTTTTGAATACTTTTTCAAGTAATGATATGTTGTAGGAGGTATGAACGTGGTAGTTATTTCATTGACAGATAGAGAACAGACATTATTGAGTGACAGTGTATTGACGATGATAGAGAACGCAGGGCAGGCGCAACGCCTTGTATGTGACACTGAATCGCAGAAAGCTATTGACATACACATCAAAGAATTACAGGCATTAAACAGAAAGTTGTGTACTACCGGCATCCGGTAAAGAAAGGATTGAGAACCATGAGAAAGAAAAGCGTATTTATTAACTGTATGGAGGCATTGACCGCAAACAGAAAACACAGCGAGGCCCGCACGCTTCTCAATGCAGGACTGAAAGAGTCCGCAGAGAGACAGACCGCTGCCACCGCTCCGGCGTATGAACTTACAAAGCCGTATATCTTCCCTGCCGTTGATGGCAATATGACTTATCACACCTCATGGGGATCTCATGGAGTAAAGAACGAAGCTGAAACCATATTGAGTGTATTGAACTCTTTCCGCCTCCGCTCCACCCTTGCAAAAATCAATCAAGGACCACGCCTTACACAGTATGTTATTGAACCGGCTCCCGGAACTCAGGTGCAAGCCATTTTGAGACATGAAAAGGAATTTCAGGCAGCTTTACATTGCAACGCCTCTTTGAGATTTGATAATGGCTATGTGTATATTGAGGTTCCGACCGGTACAGAAACCGTGTTCCTGGGCGATATGCTCATTGATAATGAGTATCAGTCCTCCAGTGGTTTCACAATGGCGATCGGCATGGCGGTTGACGGTTCCAAGCATTACATTGATATTGCCAAGGCTTGCCATATCCTCATTTCTGGTATGACCGGATCTGGTAAATCAATCGTTCTGCATAACCTCATCTTGTCTCTATTGATGAAAAAGAATCCGGCACAGATGCACTTATATATCATTGACCCAAAAGCAACAGAGTTTGAGTATTACAAGAACCTTGCAGCGTGTACGGTTGTATCTGAGGTAAATGGTGCGGTTGAACTATTGAAGAACCTTTGTATTGAGATGGATCGCCGCTACTCCATTCTTGCCTCTACCGGCTGCCGTGACATTGACAGCTATAATACAAAGTTCGCAGATGCTCCTATGAGGCGTGACATAGTTTTCATTGATGAGTTATCCGACCTTATGAGCATGGGTGGAAAATCCGTTGAGGGACATATTGTAAGAATTGCACAGAAAGCCCGTGCCTGTGGCATCCACCTTGTAATCGCTACACAGTACCCGGTTGCAAAGGTTGTTACTGGATTGATTAAGGCAAATATGCCTACAAAGATCTGTCTCCGTGTTGGTACAGTCACAAACTCTATGGTCGCATTGGATATGGCCGGCGGCGAAAAGCTCATGGGTCATGGCGATATGCTCTTTCTCCCTAACGGTTCTCTTTCCCCGGTAAGGTTGCAAGGTGGGTTTGTATCTGAGACGGCAATCAACAATGTCGTTGCCGGTTTGATGAAAAATCAGTAAGTAGGAGGATGGTTAGAATGGCAGGAAAGACAACAACAGCTTGTACACATAAACAGTACGAGGCTATCATAAAAACTTTATATGAGGGCATTGGAGACTGCATACAGCCTAATCCCCGGATTGCTACGATCCTCGTTATTGAGGCGAATGTAGGATTGCGTATTGGAGATACACTCTCCCTCCGGCGTTCCTCTTTCATTAAGACACCCTCCGGCCACGCTTTCAATATCGTTGAGCATAAGACCGGAAAGGTTCGCCGTTTCAAGGTCCAGGAACAGGTCTACAACTTCCTCCTTGAATATGCGGACTCTGAGGGCATTGAGGGCGATGATCTGATATTCCCTATCGGTGTCCGGGCAGTGCAAAAACATCTGAAAAAGGTTTGCGACTGGCTCGGTCCTGAATATGAGGATATATCCACCCATTCGTTCCGTAAATACTTCGGAACAGAGATTTACTACAAGAATGGAAAGGACATTGAACTGGTCCGCCGCCTGTATCAGCACAGTTCCGCCGCCGTTACGGCTCGTTACTTGGGTGTTACGGACGAAAAGATTGAACAGGCATTAGATTCCCACGTTGATATTATTTACCGCCCCAAATGAGGCGCATATATAGTAATGGTTCCTTATAAGATTTGTCTATTTGAGTGTCGTGTAACAGGTTTCTGGCAGTTTTTAATGTGAAAACTGCTGCCGGTATGAGGGTTGATAACGGCATACACCATCCCTTTGTTGGTTGACAGGTTTTCCGGCTTTAATGCGAAACCGGATAAGGATAGTGGGATCTCCTGACATTCGCGTATCTCCGGCGGAACGCACGATGCCGCTTTATAAGAACGTGTTCAAATAGACAAATGCTATAAGGAACCATTGAGGAAATGGAGGTCTTAGGCATGATTGATATTACAAACTGCAATAAAATCATCATTGATACAAACGAAAAGGTTGAAAAGATCATTGATTGGTACAAACAAAATAAGGATTGGTTGGATGCCGAAGAGTTCCGCATCCCCATCCCCTCCGCTCTCATTGAGCTGCCGGAGGAAGATATAAAATTCTATTATGAATCTGAGGGTGTGTTTGCACGTTTGCATCTGTATATGGCCGGTGTGTATGTCTGCAATTACAGATATGATCCGAAGTCTCAGAAGATAGGCGAACTCATCTTTCCGGCTACTTTGAGCAAGGAAAAACGCAAGACAGCTCAGATGATATTGGCTGCCGACAGAACACCGTACAAAGAGGCATTGAAGTTCCACTCTCTCATGTGTTTCGCCACTCATTACCGCAACTGCATTGAGACAGCGGATCAGAAAGAGAAGCACATCTCCAATAGCCACAAGAAACGCATACAGCGTTCCGGCGGTACAACTCCGCTCATCACAACGTATCGCATTGATAGCCGCCCCATTCCGGAACATCCTGGAACCAAGCGGCAATATACAAAGCCTACGGAACAGGTAAGTGTGAGAGGTTTCTACCGGACCACCAAAACAGGCAAACGTGTATGGGTTCGCCCATTCACAAAATACAACGGGAACTCTGAAAATCATAAAACATACAAAGTATAGGAGGACACTATGAGCAATTTGAAAGTATACGCAAAAACCATTGAAGATGAAGCACTTGAACAGATCAACACTCTTCTGTCTCAGGATGCCTTTAAGGACTGCAAGGTTCGCATTATGCCGGATGTTCATGCCGGTAAAGGCTGTGTAATCGGATTTACGGCAGACCTGGGAGAAAAGGTTATCCCGAACATTGTCGGAGTAGATATTGGCTGTGGTATGCTCTGCGTGAGCATCGGACACGGAGACATTGATTTTGAAAAATTGGATAATGTCATTCGTACCTACGTCCCTAGTGGAAGAAATGTGCATGACGGTAGAGTTATGCGTTTTGGCGAATTACAAGACCTCTACTGTTACCGCGAATTGAGAGACACCAAGCGTATTGAGCGTTCTATCGGAACTCTCGGAGGTGGAAACCATTTCATTGAGGTTGATGTTGCTGAGGACGGATATAAGTATCTGGTTATTCATACCGGTAGCCGTAACCTCGGAAAACAGGTGGCGGACTATTACCAGAATCTTGCCTACGAATTGATGTGCGGTAAGGACGATTTGTATGAGCGTCAGGATAAGCTCATTGAGGAATACAAGGCTGCCGGAAGAAAGTCTGAGATTGAGGCTGCCATAAAAGAACTGCGAGAGAATTTCCGTGCCACCACTCCGAAGTTGCCAAAGGATCTGTGTTACTTGGAGGGAAAGTACCGGGAACAGTATTTACATGATATGCGTATCTGCCAGAAGTTTGCATATTTCAACCGTGTGATGATCGCACAAATCATCTGCAATCACATGGGATGGGGAGTTGACGCTGATATGCCGAATTACTTTGAGTGCATCCACAACTATATAGACCACGATTCCAATATTGTCCGCAAGGGTGCTATCTCTGCAAAACTTGGAGAAGAGGTACTTATCCCTATCAATATGCGTGATGGCTGTATTCTCGGAACCGGCAAGGGAAATGATGATTGGAACTGTTCTGCGCCGCATGGAGCCGGTCGGTTTATGTCCCGGAGTAAGGCAAAGGAAACTCTCTCTTTGAACGATTACTCAGCTTCTATGTCCGGCATCTACACCACTTCCGTATCTGAGGAAACCATAGATGAAGCTCCGATGGCATACAAACCGATTGAGGAAATCATAGGCTGTATCAAAGATACCGTTGATATTCTCGCAGTATTGAAGCCGGTCTATAATTTCAAGGCAAGCGAATAAAGTAGCGTTATTTTATACATTGATGTATAATGGACTAAACATTGAACATGGAGGATATGCCTATGAAAATGAGATATTTAGCTGTGTTGCTGTTATCTGCCGTCCTATTTGTCGGATGTGGAAACAACACCGCAACAAAGAGTGGAAATACCGCAGTTGATACCACCGCCGAAACCGAACAAAAAGAGAACCTTGCTGATATGATGGAAACCAAGGCATACTCATGTACGGTTGATGATTCATTCATTTATTACGTTATGTATGTTACGAACAATTCCGATAAGGTTGTGAGTATTGATCTGAATGTGACCGCATTGGATTCTTCCGGCAGTATGGTTGGTTCTTCCAGTGATGGAACAAAAGCGGTTGCTCCAGGGCAAACAGCCGGTATATGGACCACATTTGATGAATGGGATAAGATTGATAGTTTTGATTACGCTCTGTCGGTATCAGAGGAAAAAGAATACTCTCCTGTCTATTCTGACTTATCCGTTGACTACAATACTACCGGCAGCGGCATTGTTGCATCCGTGACAAACAACGGAACTTCCGCCGCAGATTATGTGTGGATGGATGTGGTGTACCTTAAAGATGGGAAAATGGTTAATTTTAGCGAATTATCTTTTATGGATGATAACCAAGAATTGCAGCCAGGTACAACTCTTTCTCAGGAGGGCACTTGCTACTCTGATTCCGGTTTTGATGATGTAGTGATTGCCATAAATGGCAGGAAATGATTTAAGGCAGAGGTTTTATTCCTCTGCCTTTTCTATGAGTTCCCATGCCTTTTCATCGCCAAATTCTTTCCTTACGGCTTTCCATAATCTGAGATACTTCTTTGATTCTCTGTCCCTTTCAGTCCTTGCCTTGTCAATCTGGCTTCTGAGGCGGCTTATATACTGCTCGTCCTCTGTCTGTATCAGCTTATCAGAATCCCGATACAACGAACGGAGCATACTCTCTTTGAGCATATCTACCCACGGAGTAGATACCTCTGTACTGCGTCCATTGACTGAACGGCGCATTTTATACTCTCTGCCGGATAAATCCTGTTTCTTTGCTTTCTTAGCACAGTAATCTCCGATATAGACACCAATCCAGTCCGGTATCTCTTCCTTGACCTGATTGTATAATTCCCTTGTGAGAACATAATAGTTGTAATGGCCTACAAAGGATTTTGCAGCAGCACTATGGAAGTCCGCTTTCGACACCTTAATTTCATAGCACCGGAAAATGCCCTTTGTGTCATAGGTCATGTAATCAACTCTTTCTCTTCCGCAAAATCCGATTGTTACCTCATAGCAGCCAAATACACCTGTCTTTCTTGTGGCCAGTCTGATTGCTTTTTCCAGTGCTACGGTTTCCGCTGTTTTCATTTCAGATCCTCGATTGAGAATACAAGACCTACACAGTAAATCTCTCCATCTTCCCAGATGTCAAATTGTTCGCAAGGAATGTCTGTTTTGTAAGTCCATGTTGCCGGAAGTCCGTCCCTGTTCATGCCATCACACCAGACAGCATCTATCCAGTTTGCACGTTCTTCTCCCTCCTGGTCTACGCCGTCTCTGTCGAAGTACACTCTTCCTCCATCGAAGCAACCACCCTCATCGTAGATTGCACCATCGAACTCCATGAGATCGTCAGATGCTCCGTAAACGATAACCAGGCCGCTTTCCTTTGCTTCCTGCTTTACATCGTCAAAACTGTCTCCGTATGCTCTTCCATTGAGCTTGTCTGCTAATTCTCTTGCTGTAATCATCACATATCCTCCTTAATCCGTGTATACCACTATTTTCCGTCCCTCCATTCTGTAACCAAAACATAGGTTTCCACCGTCTGCTATGATTGCACAGTCATGATCGGACAGATTATTTACGTTTCCGATAATCTCATAATATTTACAGGCATATCCGCTTTCTCCGCTCATAATAACGGTTTTCTTGGAAAGAATCTTATTCCGCTGTTTCTCTGACATACAATCCCACTCATACGGATATACCACAACTGCCTTGTCCTTGATCTTTTCATACTCCTTGAACCATGTTTTTATCATCGTCCGGTTCCTTTCTTGCATATTTGCATCCTGAGAAGTTTGTTCCGGTATCAAGAAACATATCCAGAATGATTTTCTCACTCTCTCCACAGAAATTTATGTGTCCTGTCTTTGTGTGCTTGACTATCAGTTTTTCACAGTTGAGGCAGCACGCCTTTTCGTTCCGTTCCTCAAATATTTGTAGTGGTGTCTTTTTCATCCTTGATCCCTTTCTCTCTGAAATGCTCCATGATTTTGCAGATTGTGGCATCTCCGACACCTTTGATTTTTGAGATTTCTTTCAGAAACTCGTTGACCGTTATTCCGGTAACCGATTTCTTTCCCTGATTAAATCCCTCGCTCCTGGCTTTTTCCACTCTGTCATTGACATACTGCACCAACTGTTCATCAGTCATTTTGCGGATTTTAACCGCTTTTTCATGTACCTTATCTTCATTTACTGTTCTGCGGCAGCTTCTCTTCTTTGCCATTGCAATCCTCCTATCTCATGTATGTTTCAACGATGCACGCATCGTCCTCTGGTGTCCTCGGGAACTTAAAAATAAATCCGGCTGACATTACATCATCTTCGCATCTTTTAAGGTTTTCATATTCGCAGTAAACATTCGTTGGCCGATTCTTCTCTCCGTCCCACACTCTTGCCACCACTTTTCCCGGAAAGTCTTTCGGGCTGTCATATATCACTACTAGCGGCACTTTTATATCTGAATAGTCCACCAGATTAAGTGTCGGTACTCTCTTATACAACGGCGTGTTCTGCTTTGCTAATTTCTTCTGTTTGTTCACTCCCATACCTCCTGTAATTCCACATGGAATGATTTCAATAGTTCATCGTCCATATTTGACATAAATGTTCTGTACGATATGTCTGGCTTATTTTCCATAAACCACTCTACCGCCTTTTGATTTCTAGCTGTTCTGGTAGATAGATTTCTCCAATTATCCTGATACCGAACCCGTTTCAATTCTCCGTACCATACAAGAAATCGTTCTCTCGTGCCATTCCTATCAATCCTCATAGGCACATACGGATCAACAATCTCGTAATCTATCCGCCGGACTGCTGCCGGAACTGCCATAACCCACATTTCTCCTGTGGCAACGGCATCCGGCACTTTATCCGCTATCTGCTCCGGCATGAGGATAGCATCGCTCTCTATGTAATACGCATGGATAACAACCGGCACACCGATTCTTGCCATGTTGTACGCCACTGTTCCGCCTTGCGGCATCGCCTGGATTGCACTCAATATGTTAGGTGCTACGCATATCCTCGGAGTGGCGTTATCCTCATCCGGGCAAATCTGTTTCGGAACTCTCGGAACAAATCTCTCTACTTCATCAAATGAAACGTGAACCAATTTACTGTTGCTTCTTTTTCCTCTTTGCTTCATCCTTTTTCCGTTGGCGTTCCTCCCAGTAGGGATGTTCCAACCTTTCCAGTCCAGTGCATCCTATCTGCAGGCACTTATGGACTTTCATTTGCTTTGTTGATAGATACCCTTTATGTGTTTTGCAGTACGCTACCGGCGATTTAAGCATATTCTTATCAATGCTCTGGAATAAATCAGGCATGAATAAGAGCTTTCGGAAACTCTTGAATGAGTTCTTCGCCCCAAATGTCCGTGAGGCTCGGTTTCATAAATACCGGTATGTTGTACTTTCTGCACTGCTCCACAATATTTTCAATCCATTCTCGTCTTGGTATGACTTTATCTTTTCTGCTGCCAGTCTCCGCTCCTACGATGATCCACTCCGGGATGTATGATTTCTCACTCAGCTCTCCAAAGTCTGCCAGTATAGGCTCTACTGACAAAAACGTATGGAACTCATAGTGTCCGTCCTGCCCCATGTATTCCGTATCAGGATCCGTAACCGTTGTTCCGTACCACATATTATCCTTTAACGGCAGTTCTCCATAATGGTGCAATGCCATATATCTTCCAGGATTCTTCGTGAGGAAAAGGTAATTATGCTGTGGAGTTGCTTCACACGAATTGAAAACTTCCCTTATCCAACGATCCGGCACCCATTCTCCAAATATGTCTGCCATTGAGCCGACAAAGATATTTCTCTGTCTCTTCTTGTCTCTGTACTCTCCCATGCGGTATCTGTGTATTGTCGGCACAAATCCGTGTGGATAAGCACATCTGTACTGTTTCCCGGTCTCATCGTCCACATAATACGGCTGCTCATTGATTTCGTAGACTTCTGAGCCATCATCTCTTGTAAGTTTATATGTTTCCGTTTCTACCAGATGGCAACCTTTTCTTGATACAAACCGGTTGGCAATACCTCTGGCATAACAATAAGGGCATTTGTGACGGCAGCCTGTTATGGGATTCCATGTGCTGTCAGCCCATTCGATTTTTGTATTATCCATTGCGCTTCCTCCTGACATACTTCCCTACATGATTGATATAACCGCAATAACAGCACTTTACCTCGTCCCTAAGACGGCTCTTGTAAATCTGATTTCCACAGCATCCACAGTCAAATTCCTGTGGATTGATTTTCTTTTTCTTCATAAACGCATCACTCCTTTGGAAATAATTTGTCATAAAACCATTCAATATCACGGCGAATCTTGAAATATCTAAATTTGTCCTCTTCGCTCGTGCTTCTTACACTGATATACCCGTGAAAAGCATTTACCTCTTCTACTACCACCGGAAGCTCTGCATATTCCGTCTTTAACATCCACTCACTTCCGAGAGGGTATTTATCGAATTTTGAATAGTCGATCTTTTCGTCCGCATGAAACGGAAGATCGTATTTTCTTTTATCCACAGCCAAATCGTCAATATAGCAAGTGGCATACACTTTTCTTGGATTGTTACCATATTTTTCAACGTTTTCCGGCAGATTATCATTGACCGCGTCGAACTCTAAACCAAATTTTCTGCACCAGTCCACCGCCTCTTTCAGATGTTCTTCCCCTCTGCAAGTCCAAAGGATCACTTTTGCTCCCTCTGTTCTGCGTTGAATAAGGTGTTGTATCAGTTTTTTATTCGGTGCTCCAATTCCGGGCCACTCGCTTTCGCAAAGTGTTCCATCGAAATCTACCGCATAAATCGGTACAAAACTACTCATCTCTATTCCTTTCCATCCCTAAATCGAATAGGGATAATTGTGCTTTTTCTCTTTCCAGCCTTGCGCTGGATAGCTTATACATATCCTCATCAATTTCAAATCCAACAAACCTCACGCCGGTTCTGTGATATGCGATGAGACTTGACGCAGATCCTACATGAGTGTCAAGCACCACCCCCCCCGATAGCTTAAAAGCACCTACGAGATATTCGTACAATGCTATTGGCTTCTGGGTTGGATGGATGCGCTTCTCTGAATTTGTTCCGCCAGTGTTTGAGTATCTGAACAGTTTTGCCGGGAGATTGTAAGAAGTCCACGCAATCTCCGCTTGTGAAAAGGCATCCCACGGCTGCACCTTATCCCATACAACAAAACACTTTGTTGGTGGCAGATTGAAATAATTTCCGCCCCATATAATCTGATTTTTCGATACCCGGAACAATTCTTTGAAGTATTCCTCCGTTGGCGGTTTGCTATCCCATTCCTTTACCTGTCCACTCCGTTTCAATCTGCTTGCGGTGCTTTCGGCTGGATAACCGTTTTTCGTCCGGCTCTTGTTGGTTCCCATCGCCATGTTCGGCGCATTGATTCCGTATGGCGGATCTACGATTGCCACATCGAAGTATTTATCAGGGAAAAGTTTCATACCGGCCATGCAGTCCATGTTGTAGTAACCAAAATCTAATTTATCCACTTAATAATGCTCACTCCCTTATAACCTTTCTGAAACTCATACCACGCATACGCAACTGCGCTTCCGCCTCCGGCTTTCATTTCCTCAAACATTCCGTTTTTGGCGCACAGAATACGGCTGCGTGACACATATACATATCTCGGAGGGTATTTCTTAAACAGTTCGCCTCTAGCCTTTCCCTCCAAAAACTGTAATTTAAGGAACATGAACACTTTTCTCCCGTCCGGTATGATCGTCATTGCGTGCTCAATAAACTCTTTCGCATACTTGTATGGAGGATTGGTAAGAATATCGCCATCCCACATTTCTGTTGTCTGCAAGAAGTCTATTCCACCCTCTCCATACCCTCTGTCGATAAGATCCGTACTGCGGACCTCATAACCGAGTTCTGTGAGACGTTCTGATAAGTGTCCTTGTCCTGCAGAGCACTCCCAAATCTTACGATTCAGCTCTGCCCCCCCCTGTAACAATGCGTCTACTGCGATAGGGTCTGTCGCATAGTAGTCGTTAATCTCTCTTTCTTTCTCTGTGTGGTTGGATGCACCAAGAGTTGTAAAAATACTCTTGCCATTTCCGATCCAATCTTTTTCCATCTCTGATCTCCTTATAAATATCCAAATCTATAACCATATATGGATTCTAGTTCTCCGCGGCATACCTTACCGACCGAGTTCGGCGGTAGGTTGTACAGTCGTTCCGCCTCCCGACATGAGAAAAAGATTTCTTCCTCATCACCTATGCAGATAACCATTCTGTGTTTCCCTGGCTTGTCCTTGCGGTTTCCACACTGTACTCTCTTATCCGCCCATCTCAGGTTGTATATGCTGTTGTCAAACCTTTCCATGTTATTTATATGGTCTACGGTGTCATACCGCCGTCTGTCTCCCATGAAGAAAGTCTGCATAACAATCTGGTGTCTCTTAAACCGTACTTGGTTCCCGTCCGTATCTGTGAACATACTGGAAATATCGTATTTATCTCCGTATGCCATATTGCAGAGGATTCCATTCCGTATGAGCCTGCCAAATGATGATATGTAGCACTCCATGTTGAAGTCATGCACGCTCTTTACTTCCAAATTCTCATCAAACTTGACAAGCTGTGTGACTTTTCTCCATGTTTCTTCCTTATCCGGGTACTTCCGGCGGATATACTCAAAAGTTTCTGTTTCTCTCATACTCTCTCAAATATGTAGATTGAATTTCTGGTTGTTACCTCGATGTATTTTCCTCTATCCTCGGTCTTGAATCCGATAACCGTACTCGTAACAATCATGCCGACATACGGCGTTCCGTCCGGCTGAGCCAACCATTCAATCATCATGGCATCTCCGTTTCTTGCACATTCTCCCTACTCTGAGAGGGTATCTGCCCTCAATTCTCGGATTTCCTTTTCTGTCTGTAATTGATACAACTCTATAAGCTTCCATGGCAGCCTCCTTAATAAAGATTCCACAAAAGCAGTTCTTCGTTTTCTGCCGGTTCGCACTTTTCTTTCCATTCCAGTTTTCTCACTACATCCCATGTTTTCATGCAGATATTGGATAAGTCGTACCGGTCGTACACCCTCTTGTCGATAAACAGACGCATATCCAAGTCCTCATCATAGAGATTGAAGCTCATGTATTTCAGATTGCGAATATCTTCATCTGTGGCTTCTGCATGGACTGTTACTGTGATACCGTCCAAGTGTTTCAAAATTACCGGATGATCGTCCATTGTCAGGCAAGCCGTATAAAGATAAATTCTCTGTCTCTTATTCTGCTTTTTGAGCATTTTAATGACTGTGTAAAGCTGTGCCGGATTTATCATAGGTTCTCCACCGGTAATCACAACTTCCTCATAATCCTTTAACGTTGTGATACCGCCAATCACTTTCGCCAATGATGTGTAATCCAATTTGCTGTTGCAGCACCCCGGACACTTCCGGTCGCACTTTGATGTGATAATTACTCTCGCTGTCTTTTTCATCTTTCCTCCTATCTCTGAGCCAAAAGTTCCTCATAAAGTCTCTTGTAGACATCTCTTTCTGCCGTAATCTTCGCAATTTCCAACTGCGTCTCCACATCCGGCAGAACGGTTTCTTTTACCACAACCGGCTCAGGTTCTTTCTTCTCAGGCTTCTCAACTTCATTTGCAGCTTCCGCCCATTTCTTTACCAGTTCATTTCCTTTGATGTTGGTTCCAATGCCAATGCTTACTGCAAGTGCCGCATCTATGCGTTTCATTTCAGCCATAGAGCACTGCCCTATGTAATCCCCAACCTTATCCTTATTCACGGTATCAATCTGTTCACAGAGCACCGTGGACGGATATTTTGAGCTGTTGATTTTAACGTGTGTCGGTAAGGGTTTCTTCTCCTGAGTGGTAAGGTAAACCACTTCCAATATGGGGCCTGCATTGTTGCCAATATCATTGCTTATGATTACCGCAGGTCTACCCCCCCCTGTACATTTCCGCTATATTCACTCTCGTTGCGGATATAGAAGATTTCGCCTCTATAAAATTCTTTGTTCATAGTGTCCTCCTATCCCATTCGCGGATTGTAGTCCTCGAACCGTTTTATGGTTTTGAAAATTTTTCTGTTATTCACATACCTTTGAAGTAATCTAACGGTGTCTCCACCCTTTGTGTGTTGTTTGTCATATACCATTACATACGGGTCGTAATCCATATCTCTTAGGGTATATATCCGTTCCAAGTCCTGCTCGATTGTTGTGTCGAAATTCGTCAGAACGAACACGCTTGTTTTTCTGGCTTTCCATCCAGTTATGTCCTTGAACATTTTGAACTTTGGTACAATAAGTTCTTTATCTTCGTACCGGTCCCATGCAAAATGAACACTGTCAACTCTTAACTGTCTTATCATTTCCGCTTTTTCATCTGTCATAATGCGAATGTCTATTCCCTGGTTGATGTTTACCTTTGCTTTGCTATCAATGAGCTGCTGCAATAAATCTTTCCAGTCCTTGCAAGCTATGAGGTTCGGATCGCACAGCACTATATTTTTCTGTCCTCTCCAAAATTCCGACAAATCTGCAACTTTACGGGAACATCTTCCCTCTTTTGCTTCAACATGGCAGAAATTACAGCCTCTTGGACAACCTCTTGTAAGAAATCCGTATGCCGTATCTTTGCATAATTCAGGGTAAAGATTGTAGTCCGGGTAAATGTGTTCCACCTCTTCCGGCAGCGTGCAATCTCTTTCTTTGTGGTAAATCTCTCTCCCATCTACTGTTTCTATGCAATACCCAGAACCACCGCGTATAACCTCATCTGCATCTACAAAATGTTCATAATCCGGTGTAAAACTGAATACCTTTGACATATACACACGATCCATGTGTCCAGAAAATAATGGGCTATACCACTCAACGGAATCGCCTATGCTTTTATGCCATGCCGACAGTTTCATAAGTGGTATGTTGGGAAAATTGTGTCCGTCTACGTCAATCAGTCCTATCCTCATAGACCTCATCCTCCTGTGGCATCTCGAACACTCCAAGTGGTTGATCTGCCACATATTCACATACTAAGTCTCTGGGGTTTTCATCCTGTCCTCTTTCAAACAGCAAATTCATGGTGTAGCAGTCCATAAGCATTGAAATCGCCATTCTGCATTTTTCTTTCGTAGAGTATCTGCCAATCACTACTCTGTTTTCTCCTACGAGGGCAGCAACCTTGTACCGCCCATCATATTTGCTGTCCGTGCTGTATTCTGTTACCTTGTCGTTGTTCAGAACTACCGCTCCATCCTGAGACTTAACAAACATCACGTTTTGCCTCTCTTTCCTTAATTCGACCCATCTGGCGGTCGATCTTGAAATCAATACGCTCATTGACCTCTTCCACGCAGTTGAAAATAATTCCAAGCTGTGTGAGCATGATCTGTACGTCTGCGATTTCATCAATAACCGCGTCTCTCAAATCGGAATCCTTTGCGTTGCTCCGGCGGAATTTCAGAATGGCTTTGATGAGTTCCGAACACTCTTCGATTGCCATATCTTCCTGTTTATCCGAACCGTAGGTTTCCACGATTGTATTGAGGTCTCTTAACTGTTTCTGTGTCATATCTGCCTCCTGTTATTTTCTGTTTGCTTTTGCGATGCTCACAATAAGTACCAGAAGCAGGACAAGTACAATCCATGCAATCTCAATCCACAAAGGAATGAGAACCACCGGCCACGACCACTTAATCAGCTTGCAAAGTTTCAAAACAATGAATCCGATCTGTAATACTACTAAAAATCCCATACCGCCTTTTCCGGCACTGCTTTTATGTTCGTTCATACGTCCTCCTTGTGATTTACATATAATTTGCTTCTTTGAATACGAATGTGTGCTCTAAATCCAGTTTTTCAGACAGTTCTCTCAGTCTCAGGTCATTGGAGCTGTAAATCTTTTTCTTTTTCATATCAGCGACAAAAAACTCCTGACCGGTCTGTAAATACTCTCCCACCTTGCTTTTCCGGCAGATCTCATAGTCTGCATACTCAACGCCTGCTTCCTTGTTATCTTCCTGTTTTTCCTTTTCTGTTTTTCCAAACATACTGAATTTTCTCCTTTCAAATTATTTTTGTTTGGTTGACTAAATATTTTCTGCAAAAAAATTTAATGTAATCCGTCAGACCACTTGTAAAGAATAACTGCGACACCCTCACTCGGATATGACACACTCAGGAATTTTCCATCAACCGCCTCGCAGGCATCCGTTACTCTTCCAACAAACTCGGAAAAGTCCTCTTTCTTTTCAACATAATCGTGAAATCCCATTGTTCCCTCATCTATGGTATGTGATTTTCTTTTCACGATTGTTTGTTTCAATTTCTGCATTATCCTTTCCTACCTTTCTGCTTTTACTTTACAGTTTTTATACACATCCTCTTTTCCAGAGAATAACTGCCCTAAAATTGCCACCAGAACATTTACTACAATGCTGTTTCCTGCCTGCTTGTAAAGCTGAGTGTTACTGTTTACTTTCTCCGCCTTATGGAAATCCTCATCTGAGAAATCCATCAGTCTCCAACACTCTTTGGGTGTAAGTTTTCGTATGCGATACTCCGTACATACCTTTGAGTTCGCATCTCCGTGTGTTCCGGCAGTCAGTGTCGGCGCGTTGCCATTGTCTGAATAAACTGATCCGCACTGACTTCCATCTGTGGAAACCTGTCCTACTTTTGCCACATCAATCTCCTTATCTTCTGAAATATCATTATGCTGCATACTGTTCTGCCCCCCCGATCAAATTTTTCTATCCGGCAAATGCCAATACTCTGTGCTGTCAGTGTCGGGCAAACCTGACCGCCGCCCTGCGCCCTCCCTCTCCGTATCTTACTTGTAGGATAAGAGAAATCCGCGACACCACCTATCTCACATTCTATGTAGCCTTTTGCCGTTGCCTGCCTGATGCCTACATACTCTTTATCCATCGTCCACCGTCCTTATCTCCAAAACATAATTGTCTTTCGCAACGCTCGTAAGCGTATTGCATATACCCTGTGAGTTCGGTTCTAACCGTTGTTCTGTCGGTGCGCCTACGGTTCTGTCAGATGGGTTCGTGGGATTTCTCCCTCTTGACGCACAAATTATTCTCTCAATCACACATTTGTCTCCACATCCGTCTATCGTTCTTAAAGTTCCGCAACAGCCGTCTTTGAAAAATCTTATTCCCTCATCGCTTCTGAGTTCACATACGGTCTGCTCTTTCTGGTAACTGTGAGTACCCCCCCACATGAGTTTGTGGAAGAGATATTGCACAATCTATCGTTCTGATTCTGCAATATGTTTAGCCTCCGTCTCTGTTATGATGCAAGGTACAGTACCCCCCCCACTTGTGATTGCCGGAGCTATCCCGCCGGTGTCATACACTCTTCCTTGGTTCGGATTGTCTCTTGTCGAAGTAGGGAGAATATTGCCTAACCTTTTAATTCCGGTCTGCAATATTTTCTTTCCTTTCCTTGATTTCTAATATCTTTGGTTCTAAATTGCCCCCCCACAAGTGTTTAAGGTTGGTGCAATTCCATCTACGGAATAAATTCTTCCACTCTGAGGATTATCCCAGCTTTTTCCTACGGCAATATTCCCCAGTTGTATGCAACGTGCCTTATTTGCCATTTCATAGTTCCTCAATTACATATTTCAAATGTTTGTAGTCACTTGCCAATAGGGTAGGACATATCAGTTCGTACAACGCTTTGTTGTATGGGTCGTATATTCCACAAGCACTTTCGGAGGATCTTTGTAGTCTGTTGCCCTTATCGCTTGGCAAATACCCCCCCCGATAAAACTCGGACCCTGTCCTGGACTTCTTTTTCCGGGTTCAGTGAGCCGACTACGATTATTCTGTCTGCCATTTACTTTTTCCTCCACTAAAACTTTCGGTGGATCTTTATAATCCGTTGCCGACAATGCCACTGATATGCCATCCGGGGACATTATACGTCCTCTTTCTCCGCCTGTTCCCGTATGAGCCACAATCAATGGCCGGCTCATGGTTCATCTGAGCTGTCTACTTCTGTAACACCGCATCCCAATGATGCCGGTCTACTGAGCCTCTGCCCCCCCCTAACAGTTTTTGAGATACCGTCTAACTGACCGCTCTCTCGTAAGTCCTTGATGAGTTTCTGCGCCTTTTCAGAGTTGATGTAATACTTTTCGTCTACCTCGTCCTCCAAATAATCTTTCATTGTCTTATCCAGTGAAACCGGCTGCGGAAATTTGTAATTATAATCTCCCAGAATAGATACCATGAAGCAACGTTCTCTGTTCTGTGCCACTCCGTAATCTTTTGCATTGAGGATCTGCGTATAACACTTATATCCCTTGCTTTCAAGGAAACTACACCAGCTATGAAAATCATCTATGTTGTCCGCACTGATAACCTGTGGCACATTCTCCATGAGAAGTATCTGGGGAAGATTTTCTGTCTCATTCAGAAGTCTTTCAACTTCCCACAGTAACCCGGAACGTGTTCCTGATCCTTTTTTCATTCCTCGCATCTTTCCGGCGAGTGATAAGTCCTGGCAAGGTCTTATGGAAACGAATACGTCATAAGGTAGGTGTATCTGTCAGTATTCGTTATTGCCAGATCACCCCCCCCTCATTGAGCAAATGTTGACAAGGTTGTGCGTGGCTTTTATGTTGTTGTAACATTCTCTGCGCCATGCGTCACTGTATGAATGACTCCTTATCTGCTCTTCCGTGAGAGGTTTCTTTCCATCCACGGATATTCCCAACTGAGTAAGTGCCTGTATAACATCCTCAGAACTCATTTCTGCACTGTAATCCGTATCATCGTCCGCCATGTGAATAGCTTTGTATGATGCCGTGGCGTGCATTTCCCATTCAGACATAAGGTAATGTTCAAACGGTACGCCAAGATTACGAAGTGCCATCGCTTGAGAACCAACACCGGCAAACAATTCTATCAATCGCACTGGGTTGTCAGTCTTAAATGTTGGGTACATTAAATCAAACATTGAAATCTGATCCACTCGTTTTCTCCTTTCTTTGATTTTTTATCATGCAAAATCTCGCATAATTAAGCTGCCGGAAGTAGTCATTATTCGCATTTTCCCACATTGCCGGTAAGGTACTCAGCCGTGTTTCATAACACTTATCGCACACCTTTTTCCCTTTCATTGTTGGATTTTTGCCACATATATAGCAAATGCCGTAGTCCGGTCTCTCTGAACGTGACAAATCGCATCGGTTTTTGTCTCTGTAATTTTTCAGATACGCCCTGCATCTCTGGCATAAACCACCATTCTGTGATTGATGTTTTCCGCATCTGGGGCATAGTCCGTTTTCGATGCGTGTCTGTTTTAACTGCCTTTTCCTCAGCCGATCTTTCTCTTTCTGTTCATCGGTTTTCCTTTTTTCCGAATAACTATCTTGAAATTGACCCAAGCACTCATAACATAGCTTTTTGTTAGGTTCTGCTGGATTTTTCCCACAATGAGTGCATATCCCAATTCTTTCATGGTATTTTCGGTTCTGCTTGCGTAATTCAGAATTTCTTGCCGCACAGTCAGGACACATGGATCTTTCCGGCGTTGGGTTTTCTTTACCACACTTCGGACACAATCCTCTTTCCCTCATCTCTTTGTATGATAATTTTCTCAATCCATTTCAGAGGTTCCCAGGATTTATGCGCGCTGCCCTTTCCTCCGTTACTTTTTAACACCGAACTTCTCATACATTTCATCCAGTCTCTTTCTGGTTTCGTTTGACATACCGGATGGTGGTTCGGTCTTTTCCTCCGGCACTTCAATTTTTTGCATTTCTATCTGTGGGTCTACTGCTTTTTCCATAAGTGCCGCGTGTTTCTTCCCCATATCGGCTATGAGCATCCTTACATTCTCCGGCAGACGTGCCTCTTCTTTCATCCGCTGCACCGAAGTCCGATAGTTCCTGATAAAGTGCGACTGTTCAATGGTTGCCACTTGGTCTGAATCCATCAACGCCCACTCTTTGAGGTTTGCCGCCGTTCCAACAGCTCTTTGGCACGCCTCCGGCAGTTTTGCAAATTCCTCTTCTGAGTTGTAACCGGAGTTCCTTAACGCCCTCTGTACCAACGCCCATGCCTGCAGTTCGCTCATGCTTTCTTCCGCCGGAGCAATAATCTCCGTTGCTTTAGTGCGAATATCTGCGATGGTTGGAGGAAAACGTTCACTCGTCATGTACTTTTGTATTGCCAAGTTTGCCTGCTCATACGGAAGATCTTGTAATAATCCATACCACACATCGAAAGCGTCTTTATCTGGTATGAATGTCGGCTGTGCGTAGACCGCTTTCATAGCTTTTACCAAAATCTTAAATTCTTCTCTTTCCATTACCAGCCATCCACATCCTTTACTCTGTTTCCAATGCGATCTCCGCTATTTCTGTATGCAGAAGATGATTGCAATTTATCCCAAATAATGCCTTTCCATCCATTCGACATACATTCATCAATAAGATTGCATACGGCAGTATCTCCATAGACAGAGACCTTATTGGCAACCTGTTTTAACAACGACTTCATGCCCTGTTCCTTATATCCGTCTTTCCGTTCCGTCTTATACTTGAACCATTCGCGAAGTTTATCTGCCATTACATCAGAGATGGTGTACTCAGGGAGAAGCCTTTCAAAAATTGATTGGGTAGTTTCCCTCTTTCCCCCTTTTTTATTTTCTTTCTCTAACTCTTTCTCTAACTCTTTCTCTATGTTACTTTTTTGAACATCAGAGTTACATTTTGTTACATTGTCGTTACTTTCAGTATTTTCAACGGTTTCAGGCTTTTTCTCCTTGCTATTTTTCCGTTCTCTGTACTCACGAACTCTTTGAGCTGATGCAGATTCAGAACCAATCATTTCGATTGATTTCGGCATAAACAGTGTTCCGTCACTTTCTGTAATTACTAATTGCAGTTTTGTAAATTGTTGTAACGCTTGTGTAACGATATGTAACGCAAAGCCGGATGCCTCCGCCAACATTTCCTCGTCATACGGAATATCTTCGGAATATCTAAGCCGCCCCTCATGGTCTATGGCTTCTGTGAGCATCCACATATAGAAAAGCACCAACAATTCTCCGTTTTCCTTGGCTCTGAGTATTTTGATATAGTGCTTTCCGAAGAAATTCCGGGGCAATTTAAGCCAATAATACTTTTTCTCAGCCATCGAACGGTCCTTTCTCTATCTCTTCAAGGAAAATCTCAATCCTTGGGTTTTTCTTATCCACAAAGAAATCATGTGTAAAGTTATCAATCTCGCCCCAACCGTCATTTTTGATTACTCCGCATTTCTGCAATGCGTCCTCGAATACTTTGTCAGCAAAGGCGAATATATTGCCCTTGTCTCGCTGCTTATCCGGCTCATAGAACCGATAATGAATAATGATGGGATTATTTATAGTTAGCCGTGGCAACTGCGTTCTAATGGCATTACACGCAATCATCTGATAGTCTCTTTTCATTTTTGCACCCATCTGCGGATGCCTTGCACATTCATGCAAATAATCGTTAAGATCCGGCAAGGTTCTGGTTCTGCCATAGTAATTCCCTTTGATAACAACCTTGTGCATCTATACCCCTCCTTTCCTGTTTAATGGGTGGAGCCGCCCAACAATGACGGCTCCTGGGTAGTTTAACAAAAGATCCTTTTATACCATTCAACTAATCATTTCTTAAAGGAGGTAACCAGTTTGTGTATTCTGCGGTATTCGTGACATATTTTCCTCAGAGACCAATCTTAGGAGATAATGCAGAACATATTTACGGTTACGATTATTAAGAAATCACAAAGATGTCCGGCACTCCGGCAAGCTCTTTTTCAAGATAATCTTTGATGTTCTTCTTTGCCTCATTCTTCCATGCGCCTCCGTCTGCCTCAAATAAGGCACAGGAAACACCAAGGCGATCATTGTCCTTTACGCGGAAGATAAAACTACTCATAGGCTGCTTAACCTCTGTAAAGGTTCTGTACGGCATCAGGCGGCAAGGACTGGGAACCTCAACCTCCTGTAAGGATGCAACGCCCTTTTTAATGGCTGCTTTCTGTCCTACTCCTGTGTCTCCGTACTCAGCTACCGTACCGGCTTTCACGTTTCCGGCAAACTGCAAGATGATAGGCTTATCATTGACCTCTGCATCTTCATCAAGGAACTTGGACTGCACTCCGATAATGAACTCTTCATTTTCAGTGAAACGTCCAAATGTGAAGTCCGGGATCTCAGCTTCAACTACTGCAAGTGTTTCTCTCTTGCGGTCTGCATCCAAACTAGAAAAAAGAATAACTTTGGTAGGGGAAACGACCTGAACGATGTACTGTCCGTCCTTGAAATCTTCTGTGCTCTTTTTGATAAAATCTACAAGGCTGCTCAGTGTGTTCATGGTAATGCCATCCGCTCTAAGTTCCTTGCCGATCATCGTCATGTTCTTATCTACATAGGTTCTTCCCTCAATCGACTTAATATGAGGTTCGTCAAGGGAAAGGATTTTCTCAATAGCTGCTTTTAACATATCTTCCTCCTGTTACTGGATAATCTGCCAATCCTCTGCCAGAATGTCTCCGATTGACGGAACCCACATTGCATGAGAACCATCGGCGGTTTTAATCTGCAAATACGGCTCGCACTTGAATAAGTCTCCCTCATTCATGCCCCAAGCCTTGGCGGTCTGTAAGTTGCAAGGGATTCCGTCCGGGTAGCCTTTCTGATAAACCACGAACATCCCTTTGCCGTTCCATCCAAGACGGAAAATTTTCTTTCCGTCCTTTACTGCTTCTAACGCTTTTCCAAAATTCATTGCAGCACCCTCCTACAAAAGAATATCTTCCATGACTGCTCTCGCTTCAAGAACTGCGATATAGTCTGCCATAGCTTTAATCTGTAAGTCGTAGGTGCTTCTCGGACAGGTATGAGTGAAATTAAGCTCTCCCTTGTCCCACTTTTCAAGCATAGCCTTTAATTTCTGATGGCGAATAGCAACCTGACCGTACTCGGCTCTGAAACGTTCCTTATAATCTTCGCTCATCATCATTTCTGCGGTGTCTGCCAGTTCCATAGGTCTTTTACACATAATGTCCTCCTAACCGTTTGCTACGTCTCTCATGCTGATTACTTTTGAACCCTCTTTCGGAGCTTCTTTTTCCAGAACTTCTCCGGTCTCAGGATCGCAACCAAGTTCCTCAGCTGTTACCGGCTTCTCTTCCTCAACTTCCTCCGGGTTCATGCTCATACCGCAATCGTCCAAAGTAAGCTGCCCTTTGATTGCGCCTTTTGAGTGCTCCGTAAGCGTTGTAACACCGCTTCTGAAATCCTTGTTGATGAACAACTGAGTTTTCAGTCCCATCTCAGGAACCAACTTAACGGAAGTCTGTACCTCAACGGAAACATCCTCTCTATCATCCTCATTCGGAGTGAGAGTAATCTTTACGTCAAGTACACGTTTCTTCTTTGCGTCAGTGTTCAAATCCAGAATGTTATCTGAGATTTTCGCTAACGCTCTGTCGATACGTTCCTGAACGCCTCCGGCACACATAGATGCCAATGTAAGTTTCTCTGCCACTTTTATCACTTCCTTTCCTAAATGTAGAATTTTCTGTATCTATCAAAGAACTTTTTCCGTGCCTCTTCCACGGTAAGCCCTTGTGATACCTCATTGAGTTCGTAGGAAAGCTGCCCTACCATCTTCGCCCACTTCTCAACCGTTGCATTGAGATGAACAGATTCTTTTGAGTCCATATTGTGATGTTTGGGGCAAAGTGGAACAACGAGCTTATCCTGATCTGCCAACTTCCTACCGGAAGTCCCACTTATCAAGTGGTGCATAACCACGTTTGGGCTTCCACATATAAGGCAGTGGCAAGTGTCTGGTGTAACAACGCTTTCAAATCCGCCCATCAAATCTCTCCCATCAACATATCCATGGAGACGGGACCATCCAGAACCTCAGTATCAGCACAATAATCGCAGACCTCGCATCTAAGCGGTTCAATGTCTCCGTCTTTAATGCGTTGGATTTTCACGATATTGTTTTTGACCTCTGCCAGTTTTTCATCCATCATCAGTGGTGGCACTTCAATAACCTTGATTCTCGGATGAGGAACATTATCAGTCTTATCCTTGCTGACTGCGCAGATGTAAAACGGTAAGAGGTCTCCGGTATTCTGCCTGTAAATCTCCCGGTACACGGCAGCTTGCAAATCATATCCCCACCACTCGCAGAAATTAAGTCTCTGCCCCAGGTCCTTTGCGTAAAAGGTTTCTGTGATGCTCTTTACTGTTTTGAGATCAGTGATTCGTCTGCCGTCTGCACTGTCAATTTTGATTTTGACAGGAACTCCCTCAATTTCCCCGGTCATAATAACCTGCTTATCTCCGGCCATGTACTGCATAAAAACTGGATCTTTCACGGCACGGTCAATCATAATTGAGGCCTGTTTGTATTCGGATTTCAACTCTCCGGCGGTTTTACCTCTGGATGAGAAGATTTCCGGGTGCTGTGCGGAAAATGTAGGAAGTGTACCCTCAAAGTAGGCATCCACATAGGAACCTACCATTAACGCAGTTGTGGTTACTTCCTCAACTTCTCCACGGAGCTTCGCCATAGCGTATGCTTCACAACCCATTTTTCCGGTCGTGCCGTTGAACTCTTTGTACTGAGATACGGACACATACTGCATATTGGCTTCTTTGGTGTAATAATTCTCCGGGGTAAGTTTAAGAAGATTACTCATCTACTTCCTTGAATGTTCCGTCAATCACACGATCAGAACTCTCATCTGCGCCATGAGAACTCTGATCGTGAGACTGGTAAATATCCTGTGCCTGATATTTCTCTTTCGGTTTTTCCTTAACATCAAATGCCGAACCATCTTCAAATGCCTGACACTGTTCTGCGGTATCAAAGTTAAGGTCAATCAGTTTGCACAGTCGGCGGAGAACTGTTTTTTTACACATCTCTCCGTAGCTTTCTTTCCAAGCCTTACTGTTTGCTGCCTTAGAAAACGTCTGTCTGGTGTGCTCAATATCCTCTTTGCTCATGGTGTCATACATCATGGAACCGTCTTTGTAGAGAACTACTGCAAAAGCACCGATGATCTCTCCGTTTGAAAAAGTCTTAGGTCTGAAATTGACATACTGCTTTCCGTTTTCAATTACTTCCTCAAACTCATCTCCCTCACGGACTACCTTTGCGTAAATGTCCTGAATAGGATTGCTCGAATATCTCTTGCACAGCTTGATCTCTCCCTTGTAATCAGTCTGAAACTGACACTGATTTCCGTAAGGAATCGCGTAACACTCTCCATTGAAAAAATCGAGACCGAGAAACGCTCCTTTTAAGAGTGTTCGCACAACAGTCGGTGCTTCACATTTTGAAAAATCAGCCTGTCCGTCCTGCAGAACCGTCATGCAGTTCTGTAAAAATCTCTGCTTGTTGAATTTCTCCGGAAGAGCTGCAACCTGTTTTTCAAGGCTTTCGTCCAGTCCTTTATGGACTGCAACTAAATAATTTGTGTCTTTTGTTGCCATAAATAACCTCCTTGTATTTTTATGAATCTGCCTACCAAGAAAAGGCTATGGCAGGCAGATTATTTATTTTATTCGCTATCGTCTGTACCCCCCCCCCGAAGAGAGTTTCCATAAATTTTGCGAAACCATCTTTGGAGTTGGAATCAGCAACAATAGTCTCAAAGCCAAACTTCTTTTTCATAATCTCAGTCAGCTTTGTGGTCTGTTCTGACATAATATCCTTAATGCGATCATTGGTTTCCTGAAACCATTCCTTGCCACCGTCCAGATCTTCAAGGAGTGCTTTATTCCCAGATGTTACACATTCAACGGACATTGGTGTTGCAATAATCTCACAAGTGAACGGATGAAGTTTCAAATCCTCAGCCCCCTCCACAATGTGTTTCCAAGCCATAGCCATCATAAGTTTGTCAAAATTATCCATACTGCTTGCCATAGTGTTTCCTCCTACAGTTCAATCACTGTTAATTCATTGTTACTTGTTGTTCTGGTTGCGATAAACTGCAACCCTTTCTTCTTGCACTTCTCATAGAGCCGTGTACGGTTTTCCTCAGACAGTTTCTCAGTACCATCAATGAGGATAATCTGTAAGCCGGACGGATTCTGGATTGCTACATCAATACACAAATCCAGTTTTTCTCCCTCAGAAAGATTGCTTACCGGAAGTCCATTGATAAGAGGTATTCCGTCCTTTACAGATAATCCCTCAATCGGGATCTCCGCTGTTTCCAGAATGGTTCCCGGAAGAGTCCGTGCCAGTTCAATCTTCTCTGTCAGAGAATTGGATTCTTTCTGCAAGGTGGCTACTTCCTCCTGAATAGACAACATTCTGCGCCATTCATTGATATGACCTTTCATCTTCTCCGTCTCATTGGCTTTTTCCATGAGACTATCAATAGGTGTGGTTTCCATATCTGCGTATTCTGCGTAGGACTGTTCCTCGGCTTCATACTTGGAAACGGCAGCCTCATACTCAGCACTGATAACTTTTCCCTTGTCAACCTTTGAACCCGAGAGACCGGCTTTCTTCTCTTCCAGATTTTTAATCTGTTCTTTCAACTTCGCCAGTTCACTCTCAATGTTTTTCTCCTGTGCAGCCATCTCTCTGTCGAGTGCGGCCAGTTTCACTTCCTTGTCTGCCTGAAAACTTCTGATTTTTCCATCGTGGCTGTCTCTGAGACGTTTTGCCTTTTCAATGGTCTCATTGTTTTTACGAATCTTCTCAATCTCCGTATAGAGTTCTGAGAGGTTTTCTTTCTCCCATCTCTCTCCGTCATAGTCGATGGGAAGAGAACTTCCAATATCGGCAATAACAGCTTTCTTGGCACGAATGTCACGGTTTACATCCTGTCTGTGCATGAAGTAGTAACCGTTTTCTGCCTGAATGTCATTCAGAACCGCTAAAATGTTCTGCTCATAGTTCACATCCGGCGGCAGTTCTCCGAACCATTCTTTGATTGTGTCAAGGCTCCAATCGTACTGAATCATATCCAGAATCGTTGCATTTTGGGTTTTCTTATCCATAGAGATGAACTCCATAGGGGAAAGCTGCAACGGAGTGAATATGGTTTTCAGGAACGTTTCAGGACTGGGAACAACATTGCCGTTCTGCTTTACGGACTTATAATCCGTCATTCCCTGTCTCGGTTTTCTGTCTATGGAGAGACCGCTATCTGTCTCAATGATAATCTCTCCCTCTGTCTCTCCGTTTTTGATGATGTACTCACGGTCTGATGCGTTGGTAAGGGCATATCTGATTGCATCAATAACGGATGTTTTACCGGTTCCGTTGTCTCCGACAAGTTCAATATTCTTACCATCTCCGCTCCATTCCTTGATTCCGAAAAGACTCTTAATCGTGATTTTTGAAATCTTCATGGTGGTTTTCCTTTCTCGGTTTATGGGGTTTGGCATTGCCTTACCCCTTAAACTGCTACTGAATTACAACTACATTACTTGCCTGCGGTCCCTTTGTTCCGTCAACTACATCAAATTCAACAGCCTGTCCCTCAACGAGAGTTTTGTAGCCGTCCATCTGTAATGCACTGAAATGGCAGAATACATCGGTGCCGTCCTCTGCGGTAATGAAACCGTAACCCTTTGCGGCATTGAACCATTTAACTGTACCTTTCTGCATGGCGTTCTCCTTTCTTCAAAAATATCTATTAAACAGTCCTGTCGGACGTTTAACCTATGCCAAGTCGTTCTTTCTCCTGATCTAAAAGGTGGCGATATATGTAAAATCCCCACTTGGATTTACCCTCTCGCTTAACGGCATATCCTATGGGTAATTTCTCCCTTTTCATAAGTTCCCGGAGTGTAATCACATCCATCTGTAACTCTTTAGCGGCAATTTTTGGTTTCACTCTTTCACTGTTCATTGCTTCTTACCTCAAATCTGTTCGTTTTGCTGTGTCTTAGTTCGTTGTGGAATATCCTTTTCTGTTTGTTTGACTAAACATTTTGGGTAAAAAGTTTACTGACAGGAACATTCAAAGCTACCGCTAACGCTTTCAGAGTTCCTACCATAGCCTCATGTTCTTCGTTGTTTTCAAGCTGAACTATGGTTGTCCGGCTCACTCCTGACATCTGAGATAACTGTTCCTGAGTGAGTTTTTTCTTCTCTCTGAGTTCTCTGATACGATATGCCATTACTTTACCTCCTTTCGTTTTTCCGGTGTTTGCTCGACTGAACAATTTGAGTATAGCCGACTGAACATTAAATGTCAAGCAGAATTTACAAAAAAATTGACTTGCAGGAAAATCTGATGTATAATGGACTAAACATTGAAAGGAGGTTTTCTTATGACATTAGGGCAGATAATAAAAGCATACAGAGAGACAAACAGCATGAGTATGGATGACTTTTCTAAGGCTAGTGGAATAAGCAAAGGGTACATATCACAGCTCGAAAATAATCTCAATCCAAAAACGGGAGAACCACCTGTTCCGTCTATTCAATCTATAAAGAAAGCTGCAAACGGAATGTTTATGACATTCGATGAACTATTTTCTCAGCTTGATGATAATACGAAAGTTGACGCAGCACCCGAGAAAGTGAAGATGGCTAAAAAGGCTATCCGTATTCCTGTGCTTGGTAATGTGGCGGCAGGCGTTCCTATCGAAGCCATTGAGGATGTTATAGATTATGAGGAAATATCAGAGGAATTGGCTCATACTGGGGATTTCTTCGCTCTAAAAATAAAGGGAGATTCCATGGAGCCTCGTATCTGTAATGGGGATGTTGTGATTGTCCGCAAACAGAACTATGCAGAATCAGGAGATCTTGTCATTGTGTTAGTCAATGGAGACAGTGCCACTTGCAAAAAGTTGGCAAAGTTCCCTAGTGGAATCAGACTCATTCCTTTTAATCAGACCTATGAGCCTATGTTCTATTCAAATGAGGAAATTGAGAATAAGCCAGTGAGAATCATTGGCAGAGTCGTTGAAAACCGACAGAAATACTAAAATAGAAAACCGCCTCTGCTACCAACAGAGACGGCATCTATAAACACACGCCGGAAAGCCGATGTATGTTTCGATTGAACACCTTACATTATATCATCTTCCCGGTAGAAAAACAATATACCGGGCATTTTTACGCCCATTTTTAGGAAAAAGGAGGATGATATTATGCGTCTGCCAAACGGTTACGGTAGTGTAATCAAGTTGAAAGGCAAGAGGCGTAAGCCTTATGCCGTCCGAACTTCTGAAATTTCTGAATTTGTAGAAATTGATGCTCCAAAAGAACCGCCGTCAAACATTCTGAGAGATTTTGTCCGGTACAATTTCAAATGGCAATGGAGAAAACAGGTTTGGTCTGCCATCTCATCGGAACCAGTGTTGTCATTCGCTGAGGATCTTATGCAGGAAGAGGGATATGAGTATTCCATCTCCTACCGTCAGACATTTAAGTACCTTGAATATTTTGCCAAACAGGAGCACGCCTACTCTTATTTATCTGAATTGAATAATGCGGATGTCGTTGCGGAACACATCAGATATGCCGAGACTCCCACATTTGCAGAGATGTACGGGAAGTGGAAAAATTATAGGAAAGCTCTGCCGGACAAAATATCTTCAAGCACATGGAGAAACTACGAGATTGCATTTAATCATTTGTCTGATCTGCACCACAAGAAATTTAATGCTCTGCGGACTGATGAAGTCCAGGAATGTATCAACAAATGGACCTGTAAATCAAATTCCACCGTCTCTAATATCCGAACTGTTCTCAATAATCTGTACAAGTACGCCCTGATGAACAACTATATAGAAAAGGATCTGTCGCAGTTTTTTGTTTACTCATGGGTAAACCCGGAAGAACAGATTCATAGCAGATACACGAATGAGGAAATCGCAACCCTATGGGGCAAACTGTATGTGGTAAACAATGTTGACCTCATCCTCATTACAATCTATACCGGTCTGCGTCCTACCGAACTGTTAGAGATAACCACGGATAATGTGCATCTGGACGAACAGTATATGATCGGAGGAATGAAAACAGAAGCCGGAACAGACAGAGTTATTCCTATTGCAGACAAAATTCTGCCTCTCGTGAAGAACCGGTACGATGCCAACCGCAGGTTTCTGGTAAACAATAAATACGGAAATCACTACACATACGGTTCCTATGTCAGTGCGAATTTTAACACGGTTATGAATAAACTCAACATGAAACATCTTCCGCATGATGGCCGGCACACGTTCGCATCTCTCATGGATGATGCCGGAGCGAATGAGGTTTGCATCAAACTTATAATGGGCCACAGCATGAGAAACAATGTCACAAAGGGAGTGTATACACATAAAACCACACAGCAGCTTATTGATGAAGCCAACAAAATTTAAGGGAGGTCACGCCTCCCTTTTACTGTATAAATATTCCGAAACAGTACCGAAAACCTAGTATATTATGCGTATATTATGCGAAATCGTTTGTATCTTGCGTGTATATTATAAGTATATTGCCAGTATATTACTATCAAATTTTTACTCAAACTTACGAACACTTACTGTAAAAATACGCACAATAAAACCCCGGAAACATCGTATTTCCGGGGTTCGTTTTTATCAATTAGCACACACCCTGTGCTAACATCGCATCTGCAACCTTCAAGAAGCCTGCGATGTTAGCACCTGCTACATAGTTA